TTGCATGAATGATGCTGGGATAGATCGGAGCACAGCCAAGACCAACCAGCAGCAGCCCTGCCAGTGTCACTGCTTCCCCAAGCGGCAGAAGAAACGCCGCTATCCCAATCGCGATGATCCCCTGCCCCATACGAACCATCTGGGTATCATCGAATTTTAAGGTCAGGAAGCCGCACAGCGCCCGCCCCACGGTGATGCCGACAAAGAAAAGACTGGCAAAACCGGCGGCGGTCTCCGGCGCGATTCCCCTGTTCAGCACCAGATAACTGCTGGCCCACAGACTGGTGGTCTGCTCCAGAGAGCAGTAGCAAAAAAATGTAACCAGAACCTCTTTTACGCCGGAGATCCGGAAAATCTGTTTCAGGGTCAGCGCTTCTGCCGGGACTGCTTCCCGCTCCTCGGCATTCGCACCCGATTTCGTTTTCCAGAGCGGGAGACTCAGCAGAATAATGATCGTCAGCACCATCTGCATCACACTGATGACCCGATACCCCGTCTGCCACCCGGCACGGGAAGAAAGCGCCGCGCCCATGATGTAGGGCCCGACCGAGGCTCCGATCCCCCACATACAATGGAGCCAGCTCATGTGGCGGCTGGCAAAATGGAGCGCTACATAGTTGTTGAGTGCCGCATCCACGCTTCCAGCCCCAAGTCCATAAGGGATCGCCCACAGGCACATGGCCCAGAATGAGCTGCTGACAGAGAACCCGAACAGTGCTGCGGCGGTCATGGCTACGCTGATGACTGTAACACCGCCTGCTCCAAACCGACGGGTCATCCGGTCACTTTGCAGGCTGGAGAGCACCGTTCCCACCGATATAATGCAGAAGATCACGCCGGAATAGGAGACCGGAACCCCGAGCCCCTGATAGATCGAAGGCCACGCAGCCCCCAGCAGAGAATCCGGCAGGCCCAGACTGATAAAAGAAACATAGATCACCGCTAACAGCAGATGGATCATCTTGCATTCCTCCTTTTGATCGATACAATTATATCACAACAGAAGAAATGCCATTAGGATAAATTCCTCAATTTTGTACAACAAAAACGGCAACGTGGATATAGGTGCATTATTTTGAAAAAACCTTGATTAAAATCCGTCTCATGGAGCGTTCATTAATATCGCTCCGCACCATCATGTGCGTCACCTTCTCCGTCTGCATGCATATCCATCACACCGCTCTCTGCCGTTTATCCAGCCGCATCTTGTCGGCAATCATTGCAATGAACTCTGAATTGGTGGGCTTGCCCCGCAGGTTGTGGATGGTATAGCCGAAATAGCTGTTAAGAGTGTCCACATCGCCCCGGTCCCACGCCACCTCAATGGCGTGGCGGATGGCGCGCTCCACCCGGCTGGCAGTGGTACCGTTTTTAGGATAGGAAATTTACCTAATTGTTGTGAGGTATTCTCCGTTCTTCACAGGTATAGGCGCAAGTTGTTTATCGTGCCCTTATTATACCAGATGCCAGGGCATATATCCATCGACAAATCGCTCAAATCCGACAACTCAAAAAAGAAAAGTCCATGAAAATATCAATGCCCAGCGGCACCATATTTTTCCATAGACTTTTCCTCCATTTTGATTACTTCCTGGCGTTGTTCTCCGCCCTCAGCCGTGCAAACAGTTCGTCTGCCTCGATGGCCTCCTTGGTGAAGGAGTTGTTCTTCCACCAGTTGATAATGGCCACCACAACGGTGATGAGGGTGCTGACCAGTTGCTGGAGCTGCTCGTTGTCGATGGGCAGCGGGCTTTTGTTGAACGAAGCCAGCAGACTGTTCAGCAGTGCCACGATCAGGCAGATGGTTCTCGCCCAGGTCGCAGCACTCGCATTGGTGTATTTCTCCATTTTGAAGTCCTCCTGTTCAGGCTGTGTGATCTTCCCGCAGCGGCAGTGCCTTCATCCGCTCGTATAGGTTCGTGCCGGTTCCGTTGCCCTTCAGTTCGTGGTACGCCTCGTATACAAGCCCCACGTTGGTCAGCCCTTCCGAGTCAACATACCCTTGCTGAATGTAGTACCGGCAGCTCTGATAGAGTCTGTCGTGGAGCAGAGCCTTCACCGCTTTTTTCAGTGCCTTCTGCTCCTGGATGGTGGCGTAGAACGCCTTCCCTGCCCATCCCAGCGCCGCCGCGATGATCAGGGAGACCACCTCGTTGAAATGGGTCATGATAAAGCTTTCCGTGGGGTTCACGCTCCCTTCACGCTTGTCAGACCCGCTTTTGCAATGATACTCGGGTAATCCTTGTAGACATGGTTCATGTCCACCACGCCGCTCACACCAGCCACATTGCCCTTGGAGCTGTACTGCCACATACCGTGCTTGCGGGTCGGCCGCTTGTTCCGGTAGTCCGCCAGCCATAGGTCAAAGTCATTCAGCTGCCACATGTTCAGGCTGTAGTCGGCAAAGTTCGAGTAGGTGTACAGGATCGCGTACAGCCCCCACTTTTCGATCTCCCTGAGCTCCATTTTGACAAGTTTCGTCAACTCGGCTGCGGGCAGACTTTTCAGATGGGGGTCCTCCACGTCCATAGCAATGGGCAGCTCAAAGCTCTTCCCTTCCAGGCATGTCTTGAGCAGGTTCAGCTCCTTCTTTGCCATGCCTTCCGTTACCGCAACGGTGTAAGCATATACGCCAACTGGCAAACCCACAGATTTGGCCCCGGCATAGTTCGCTTCAAAGCACGGATCGACGTAGAGCTGCCCGCTCTTGGTGGAAACTGCACGGATCATCACGCCGCCTACTTTTCCGCTGGCCTTGACTTTTTTCCAGTCAATGGTTCCCTGCCAGCGGGAAACGTCGATGACATCAAGCATTCCCCTGCTCCTTCAGTTTCTCTGCCAGCTGGGTGCACAGCTTCTCGTACTCCTCTTCGGTCAGGCGGTCGTTGACAAAGAAGATATCCAACTTCTTCTGCATCCCGTTTGTCTTGCCGCGTTCGATCAGGCGTGCACAGGTGTTGTAGAGTTCCATTTTGATTCCTTTCTGCTCACGTTCTGCATGAGCCATCTTAATGCAAAAAATCGCTCATCAGCATTCCTTTTCAGTGTGCCAATAAGCGAAACGATACAAATGGGCTGACCTGACTCTTATTCCTCCGGCGTAACCCCCAGCTCCAGCAGCGTCAGCCTGTACTCTTGGTCCACCATCAGGCTGTCGGTGTCGCTCTGGGCGCTTTGCAGGGCGGCCAGTGTTTCGGGCAGGGTGTCCACGGCTTTCTGACGTTCTTCCTGCTTCTCTTTTTCGGCTTTTTTCTTTGCCAGTTCCTCAGCCGTGTACTTGATGTATCGCATGAAAGCCACTTCTTCGTCATAGGCATCCTGCGCCGGAACCGCTTTGACATTCACGACTTTCTTTACGTCTTTGCCCCCGTTGGGATATTCACGGATGGTCTCGTAATGGCTGACTTCCTCCACGCCTTCTACCGCATCATGGTGAACGGTCTTGGTCTCATTCTTCAGCCAACCAAGTTCGAGGTCAGGGTTTTCCACAGGGTTGTCATCCTCGTCCACAAGCTCCGGAGCAGTGTTTGCCACAGGGGGCGGCAATTCGGGGAGTTCTCCATAGTAGAAATCATCTTCCATAGAGGTTCATCTCCTTCCATTTTGAATTTTTCATTTCGGACTTTCGGCAGTTTTCGCACTTCTCAGCGCCGGTCTGCCGAATATTAGTGGTAGATTTTGGAGTGAAACGTGGGCCAGTTATGCTGTATCAAGTGGGCCTTATACTTTTACTGTTGAAAGTGCACACGACCGTGGCACGAACCCCTGGGATGGTTCAGGATGTCGTGCCTATTATGTAAACTTCAACGCATCTAACGCAAATGCCATCTACGGCGGAAGTTCAACTGTCCAACCGGCAGCTTATTTTGTGTACATGTGGCGACGTATAGCATGAACTTTATTTGGTTCTACGCCAAATATATACGCAGTAAGCATTTGGTTGTACAGTAGCGCTTTTACCGTAGATGGCGTTGCTGTTTGCCGCTGAAAATTGCAGTGAAGCAATTTTTGTCGTCATATAGCTGGCACTGTGCCCGATACCGTAGCTCGTTCCTGCTGGCGTTCCGGAAAATGCGCCACTTCTAGCAACATTAGAACCATACCAAACTTCTTCAACACTACCACTAATATTCGGCAGCTGACTGCACGGTGCTACTCGGTCTGCCGAATATTGTAGGTGAAATTGAACGTGACCCGGGTTGTGGTCTTGTGCGCTATACCGCGGCACATAGTGGGGCATTGGGCTTTGGCACAAAGAAATCTTACATTGCAGACGCAGTGAATGATTCTGGCTACGACCTGAAATTTAATGCAAGCAGGGCCAATTCTATTTATGGTAACAGTTCGACAGTCCAGCCCGCTGCGTATTACGTCTATATGTGGCGCAGAACCGCATGATCACGCAGTACGCCGCCACATATAAACATAGTAGGCGGCTGGTTGTACGGTGGAGCTATTTCCGTAAATTGAGTTGGAATCAGATGCGTAAAACTGTGCGTCTGCCCACGCCAGCCAGTCCGAACTGTCTGTTTTCTGGCTGAATCCGCTGGCAGAGGATCGCTTGAATGCTCCTGTTGATTGATTAAAATGGCCACTTACGAACAGATCTTTCAGTACACCTACAATATTCGGCAGACCGGCGCTTACGGTGCTGCCTGCGCCGTGGGAACTGGAAACGCCCATCAACACACGCTCAGAAGCAATGCTCTCCCACGTTCCGCCGAATAAGCTTGCGGGGCTGGTGGAACTGGTGGATATGTAGATAGCACCGACGGGGTATGCAGAAAGAGTGCCTCCGGTGTTTACTCGTGCCCAACCTGAAAAGCTGTTGCCATCAGCCCATCTCTGACGAAACGCCATTACCCCTGTACTATGAGCAATATATACTTGCGTTACATTGCCAGAATAGTTCCACACCATAACAATGCCGTATTGATATACCCCACTTGGCCCGTTCGTTCCCCAGTGCTCAGGAGTTGTCCGCCATATGCCTGTATCGAGAGTATCCCAATTAGGCACACCAGATAGCTCGTCTCTCCAGAGCAAAGTCTTGCACGCATCCAGGGCTGTCGAGCACCCAGTTCCTCCTCTTGCAAGCCCTAGAATCCCGGAAGTGATATTGGCCGCGCTATGGTTATGCGCACTCGGTGGAAACGTACTCGGCTTATCCGTCACGGAATTCCAATCCGTCTTGATGCTCTTGAACTTGTCGCCCACGGTCTTTGCGTCCGCGGGTGCGCCGTCAATGGTCAGGGTCTTGTCGGTGTTCACCACCTTCTTGGCCGCTTCCACCAGTTGGCGGGCTTCGTTCTCGCTGGCCTTGGCGTTTCCTTCGCTGGTCTTCGCATTCCCCTCGCTGGTCTTGGCCTTCCCTGCGCTTGCTTCGGCTTCCTTGGCCTTGGCGGTGCAGGTGGCCACGCTGGTCCCCATGCTGTCGGCGCTGGCTTTCGCGTTGGCCTCACTGGTCTTGGCGTTGGCCTCGCTGGTGGCAGCTTTCGTTTCGCTGCTCTTGGCATTGGTCTCACTGGTCTTCGCGTTGGTCTCCGAGGTCTTAGCCGCATTCTCGCTTGCCTTGGCGTTTGTCTCCGAGGTCTTCGCCTTGGTCTCACTGGTCTTTGCAGCGTTTTCACTGGCCTTGGCGTTGGTCTCACTGGTCTTTGCCGCGCTGGCCGAACCTGCCGCCGCAGAAGCAGAGGATGCCGCAGCGTTCTCACTGGCCTTGGCTGCATTTTCGCTTGCCTTGGCATTGGTCTCGCTCACCTTGGCAGCATCCTGGCTTGCCTTTGCCGCATCTCGTGCCGCTTCGGCCTGACGGAGCAGCTCTTTGATGTTGGCGATGCTCTGGTTCACAAAGTCCCGGGTCCACTCCATCGAGCTGGCGATGTATTCACGGACTTCCCGGCCATAGATCGCCTTCCGGATGCCCGTAATGATCGCATCAAAATCCATTCCTATTCTCAACCTCCTCCATTTTGAGCCCTTACGAACTGCTCAGGTTGCCCAGCAGCTGGTTCAGGAAACTGATGATCGCCTGTGCGATCGTCCATACGCTGTCCATGGCCTGCTTCTGCACCTGCTGCTTGGTCAGCTTCTCGGGGGTCAGACCAAAGGTGAACTGCTTCTCGTTGGGCGCATCCAGCGGCAGCTTCAGCTTGGTGCACACCAGCCACTTGTCGATCTCGTGGGGGCTGGAGATGATGTGGGTCTTGATCAGAAATCCCAGTCGGTCATTGCTTTCCCCGCTGTCAACCCGGTCGTAAGCGGTCAGGGTCATCACAGGCTCGATGTTCTGCTTGTACCCCTTCAGCTCGGTCTGTGCTTCTTTGCGCAGGTTGTCGCTGTTTGTGTTGCCATCGACCTGGATACACTTCTCAATGATGCCGTACTTTGCTTCTGCCGCCTCGTCCCGCACTGTTTCCGAGATCGCGCTCACGGTGGTCGTCTTGAAGATCCACCATCCGCTGGTGGTCGTCTGGGTGCCGTATGCGGTCACACGGGTCACCACGTCGCTGGACATCTGCTCCACATAGCTGAAATCCAGCAGATTTACGCCATATTCAATGGTCTGTGTCGTGGTGGCATCCGTTTCCACGAGGTAATCGATGTACACCCGCCATACCGCAGTGCCGTTGTCTGCCCGCACGATCCGTGTCCGCAGGTATCCGTCGTATTCTTCCAGCAAAAAGGTGTTCAGCAGGCTCCACTGGCTCTCGAACAGGGTTCCCTTGCTGGAGGTGTCGATGGTGCGCCCGGGCTGGATATTCACCTTCCCGATGCCAAAGGTCCCGTAAGGCCCCTGATAGTAGTCCTTCAACGCCTGCGTTGCAAGGTAGAAGATGCTGTTGGAGGGCACGCTCGACCACTGCTCCAGCGGGTTGTCGGTGGTCAGGTAGTAGGTTCCGCCGTTCACCTTCGGTACAAATCGCTGGAGATATCCCAGCACGCCCTCGGCATACAGCTTGCAGCTCAGGTCAAACAGCTTTTCCGTCTCGGTCACATAACCCAACCAGATCGGTTTGCCGTCCTCTTCCACCACCAGCCACGTTTTCTCGTACTTCAGGGTGGTGTACACAGGGTTCTTGTAGCTGCCGAATGCCGTGTTGATCTGGTATGGGATGGTCGCTTCAAAGCTGCCGAACTCGTTTTTGGCCAGATTCAGCACCGGGTCTTCAAGGAATCGGTTGGAAACGCTTCCCTCTATCGTGTCACCCTGGGAATCAAAGATGCACTCCCGGGTGTCCCACTGGAACCCCAGAGCACTCGTGCCGTTAAAGGTCTCCGTCTTCTTTGAGATGGTTCCCGCATAAACTTGATATCCGATGGCTCCTCCCTCCTTTCTGCATCCATTTTGAAATTTCGTAAAGCTGACGGAGAGGTTTAAAGATACGCTGGCTGGTAATACAGGTTGAGCGTTCCCGCATCGGTCGTGGTGCTCGCCCGCACTTCGTACACGTCATATCGCAGATCGTTGTCGATCAGGCCGATGTCCACCTTTCCCATGCCCTCGTCCATCATTGGGCAGTACGAGACCTCCTCTGCCGGAAGTCCCAGCTCTTTTGCTTTTTCGTAGGGGTAGGTCTGACTCTTTGCCAGTGTAACTCCCACAAAACCGCCACCGGTCCATTTTGCTTGCAGCAGGCTCGGTTTTTCGCTGGGCGGCATCCGGAAGGTCTTGGTCTGGAGTGCCTTGATGGGGATGTCCTTGCAGTAGGGCACGGCCAGATCGGTCTCAAACCCAAAGGTATCCCACACCCAGTCCTCCTGAATGTTGTCGTACAGGAACTTGAACGGGTAAAGGCTGTAGGCAAAGGTCACGACGCTGTGTCCGTTCTTCTGCTTGATGCCCCCGTTCACCCAGACACGCCCCAGATAAAAGAACGCCGGGTCATCCTCCAGCCGCACCCTGGTCTGTGCCGGGATCGAGTTGCTCTTCGCCAGCGCTCTGGAAAGATACTCCAGCGCTCCGGTTCCCACAGGGGTCGAAAGGTTCTGTCCCCGCCACTCGTCCGTATCCAGATAAAACTCCCAGCTTCCCTCCCGGGCCTTGAATACCGGGTAACCCGTCAGGCTCTTGGAAAGGTAGGTGGTTCCGTCTCGTCCGGGTACGTTCACGGAGAGGACTTTCTCTACCGGGGGAGCCACCACAGGCCGGGAAACCGGGATCATCTTCCAGTCATCCCAGGTGTTCTTGTCACCAATGGTGATGGAATGGTACATGGCTCCTCCTTAACTCAGCATGTCGGCAGGCGGCTGGAAGTCATAGGAGATGGTCAGCGTCACCCGTCCGTCGTTGCCGTTCTTGACGTTGCTGATCCAGCAGCGCCCTTTGTAGCTTCTCGTCTGCGCGGTGGAGAGCACGGTTCCGCCCAGCTCCATCCGCACCTCGCATTCTCTTCCCTGAATGATCCGCATCAGCCGGAAATAGGTGCTTGTCCAGTCACCTTCCCGGCTCGACCAGTCGGGGTAAAGCTGAATGCTCTGTTCGGTCTTGTCGGGGATGCCGCATCGCTCCCGCACATCGTCCATGGCATGCCGTCCGTAGTCATCCCAGCTGGAATGTGGTACGCCGTCCGCCACGTAATAAAAGTCCCAGCTCCCGGTCGAGTTCTGGAACACCCTCTTTCCCAGCGGAGCCTTTTCCGGCGTGCCGTGGTAGGAAGGAAAATCCATCGTCTCGTATTTTTCCTCAAAGGCATTGACATGCAGGGGGTTCAGGGGGACCAGGTTAAAGTCTCTCGTGCTGTATTCCCGGGAAGCCCCTGCATTGTCATATACCTTAAAAATAAGCCCCGCAAATGTGGGGATCTTTGAGGAAAGCGCCGGGTCAGTTGCGCTCCGTCCCATCATCGGTTGTTCCTCCGGTTGATCTTCCCCAGCCCCTCGTCCACGTCGTTGATGATCTCGCCCACCAGTTTCCGGCCGTTCATCTGGACCTTCATGTTGGCCACGGCCCGGGCAATGCTGTCGATGTGCTCGCCCAGTGCCTCCACGCTCGAAACGATGTCGGCGTTGGGGTTTGCCTTCTGGTCAGCCTTGTTGGCCTCTTCCTGCTGGGCCTTGGTCACCTCGGCTCTGCGCACCACGTTGGCAGCAAGGCCTGCGGTGCGCTCTGCGTTCAGGGCGACCGCGCCGTTCTGGAACAGGGTGTCGTTCAGCCAGTCCACTCCATTTTGAACATCGCTCATATCCACTACGGGCTGGATGCTGGGTTCATACTCGAAATCGTCGCTGGCAATGTCGCCCACTCGCTGGGCCAGATCCATCATGGTGGAAAGAGCCGTGTCGCTCACGTCCTGTACGCCCTGCACCACGGAACCGGTCTCGTCGGTGATGCCCTGCGCTAAACCAAGGCTCAGGTATTCGCCAATGCCCGCCATCACGCGGCTGGGGGAATGGATGCCAAAGAAGTCGCAGAATCCATTCACGATGCTGCTGCCGAAGTCGCAGATGCCGTTCCACACCGCACCCGCCGCACCGGTAATGCCCTGCCACAGGCCGGAGATCAGGTTTCCGCCCACGTCCACCAGGCCTTTGAAGCCGTTGCTGATCCAGTCCCACAGGTGCGAGAAGGCATTTCCCAGCCAGTCAAAGAACCCGCTGAAGAAATCACCGATCTTGTCCCAGTTGGCGATCAGCAGTCCGCCGCCCGCAATGGCCGCGCCAATGAGCCAGCCTTCGGGGCCAATGGAGCCCAGCACGCTCATCAGAGTGCCGCCCAGTTCTCCCAGACCGCCCAGCCGGTGATCATCTCGCCGATGCTGCCAAGGCCGCCCAGTGCTTCTCCCAGCAGTCCCGTGCCGCCCGTGGCAGAGCCCAACAGGCCGCTCATGTTGCCCAGGATGCTGCCAAGGTTCTCGGTCACGCCGGTCACCTTGACCACCTGGCCCATCACCTTCAGGGTACCGCCGCCTTGCGCCAGCGCACTGAAGGCTTTGGGCAGTCCCAGCAGAGCGTTCATACCCTTGCTCATCATCAGGCGGCCGAACTCCGTGCCCATAAAGTCCAGCACGGTGGTAATGCCGCCGGTCACTGCCCCGCCCCAGTCACCGCTCACAAGGGCGGTAATGGTGCCAAAGAGGTCGGTGATCACTTCGGTCACGCCGTCCTTGGTGGCCACGCCAAAGGCTCTGCTGAGCTTCGAGGCCATTTCCGGGGCGCTCTTCTGCACCTGTGCCCAGACGCTGTTGAAGCCCTCTTGAATGGGCCGCCAGTTCTTCGAGATGGAGTAGCCCAGCTGCATCATCATCCGCTTGCCGGAGTCGTCCAGCTCAAAGGCATCCGCCAGATTTTCTGCAAAGCCCACAAAGCTGTACTGTTCGCTTTGCAGGTCTGCCAGTGCGTCCAGTGCGGTCTCGCTGTTCTTGCCAAACTTCTTCACAGCCTCGTCGTACTTCAGCTGCTTGTTCGTTACCTTCTTCAGGCTGTAGCTCATGCTGTCCAGTGCCGTGCCCACGCCGATGATGGCGGTCATGGTGCCCTGGGTGGCGGCTTTCCGTGCCTGGGCGCTGTCGGCTCCGTATTGTTCCACCGCAGCCTTGTAAGCGTCCTCCCGGCCCGCAAGGTCCCCGTCGCCGTAGAGCTTAGCCAGCATGTTCTGCCGGTTGGTCACCAGCTTCTCCTGCTTTTCCAGGTAGGAGACCTTGCTGTCGTAGGCATCCAGCTGGGCCTGATTCAGCTCGTTGATGAGCTTCTGCTGCTCGGTCTGTGCCTCCAGATACTGCTGGTAGGCCGCCTGGGTCTTCTGGCTTGCCTCGCCGAACTCGTTTTTGATGGCGATGTAGTCCTTCTCGGTGGCCAGCAGGATCTCCGCCTGGTTCTTGATTTTCCGGTTGATGTAGTCGATCTTCTTGTTGGACTTCTCGGTCACCTCGGCGCTGTCCTCGTACAGGGCGCTCCAAAGCTCGTATTCGTCCTCCGCGGTCTTGGCATCGGTCTCGTACCGCTCCTGAATGACCTTCAGGATGCTGTCCTGCTTGCTTCTCTGAAGCTCCGCAAGGGTCTTCTGCTCGCTCAGCAGGGTGCCGTATGCATCTTTCGTCTTGCTGTTGTTCGCGCCCACCTTGGCCAGCAGGGTGTCGTACTGCTCTTTTGCAATGGCCACCCGTTTGGTCTGGAGCTCGATCTCCTTTGTCAGGCTCTCGGTCTTTTTGGTGATAAGTTCTTCCACCGTGGCCGTGTCGCCGCCCGTCACTTCCCACAGCGCGTATTCGCCGGTTGCGTTGGACATCTCGGTCTTGTTGGCCTTCAGCTGGTCGGAGAATGCACTTGTCAGCGTGTCTGCCAGTGACTTACCGGCCTTGGAGGCTTTGGACTTAGTGGTGCCGCCGCCCGCTCCGTCCAGTGCATCATCCACGGCGTTCTGGTAGTAGTCAGTCAGCGCGCCAAAGGGGTTCATCTTGCCCATAGTATTCGCCACAGCGTTCTTGATCTCCTCCACAGTGGAGGGGGTCTTGTTCCCGGGCTTCTTGATGCCGCTGTTGGAGGGGATCGGTACAGTATCCTGCGCCGCCTGCTTTGCTGCATTCTGTGCGCCCTTCAGTCCATGTTGATAAATGGGGTTGCCCAAATGGAGCGAATCCATCTTCATGGCGTTGTACAGCCCAACCATGCTGTTCTGTACGGCAATGGTCGCCTCATCCAGAGCGGTGGTCATACCGTCTTTTACCGCAAGGGCCGCATTGTAAGCGCTGTTCCGCAGCTCGTCCTGTTTCGTCTTGTCGCCAATGCCCAGGATCGCACCCTCAAGGATGTTCTCCGCGTCGCTGGCTGCAACGTCACTGGGCGAATGGATGCCCCAGAAGGTGGTGAAAACATTCCGGATGGCGGCAGCAGCGCTGTGCATGGCCGCTTTTGCCTGCGCCAGAATGCTCTGGTTTTGCAGACCTTCCACAACGCCCAGCATGACATATTCACCGTTCTCGGCCATCACCTTGGAAGGCGAAGCAATACCAAAGAACGATTTGAACGCATCAACGATCTTTCCGCCCAGCGATTTGATGCCGTTGATCGCCATGCCAACCGGCCGGTCGTCCTCAAAGATCTCGCCGAACCAGTCAAAGATGCCCAGCGCCGCATCCTTCATGGCATTTCCGATGCCGCTGAACAGTTCGCCCCATGTTTCCGGAACACCAAGGAAACTCAAACCGTCTTTCGCCAGCTGCCAGCACTCCGGGATCACGGCACGGACCAGCGCGTCAAATGCCTCGACAATAGGCCCGGCGCAGTTCTTGATCACCTCGCAGAGCATCGTCACCACGGTGGTCAGTGCTTCCTGAATATCCGGTGCGGCGTTGATGATGGCTTGACAGATCGGCCCTGCAAACATGGAAAGAACGCCCATCGCCGCAGTCGCCAGCGCGATCACGCCCAGCGACTTTGCGAAGTTCCAGAATGCTTTTGCCAGCAGTTCCAATCCAACCGCCAGCTGAGGCATTGCTGTCAGAAGAGCACCACCCAGCATGGTGATGAGCATTCCGTCCAGAAATACCTGTAACGCCTGCCCGACAGTTTTCGGATCAGCATCGCCCAGCAGTTTAATGGCAGGGGCCAGGATCAGCAGCGCCGCGCTCATCTTGAGCATAGCGGAGCCAAGGCCATCCAGTGCGGAAGCAACGCCGAATTTTGTGAATACGACTAACCCGCCAACCAGACTTCCCAGTCCGAGCAATGCGGAAATCCCGCCCCGTAAAAGCTCACCAATGTTCAATGCCGCAAATTTCTCTACCGCCGCAGCCAGAACATACAGTGCACTTGCCGTCAGCAAGATTCCTGCGCCGGAACTCACGCCACCGGTGGACATACTGGATGCGATCGTCAGCGCCGTCAATCCAGCCGCAACCTTGATCAGCCCATCGATGGCCGCATCCCCCATCACGGCAAACAGCCCCACGGCTCCTGCCAGTACAACAAGGGAGGTAGACATCACAAGGATGGCCGCGCCGGAGCCGAACTTCGTCTTGGACGAAAAGGCCGACATGGTGGTCATCAGGAGCATCAGGGTCTTGATGCTGGTCATGGCCGCATCCAGCCGGACAAGCTGAATGTTCGCCAGACTGCTCACCGCCTGTGCTGCGATCCAGATGCCGCCAGCCATGGCTGCGATCGCAGCTCCATTTTGAAATCCGGTCGGGCCGATCACCTTGTTTACCGCAGCCAGAGCCGTGGCCATGGTGGTCAGCAGCCCACCCAGCGAAACCACCGCCATACCGGCTTTTACCAGGCTGGTGAACTTGATCTCACTCAGGGGCTTCAGAGCGGTGGAAAGCACCTTGATGGCACCGCTCAGCGCCACCAGCTCTACTGCCGTTGAAAGAATCACTTTGTGGTTCATGGCCTTCTCGCCTACCACCAGCGCCAGAGAGAGCTGACGCATCGCCAGCATCATGGCAACGATGGACGCGGTCACAACGACCAGCGCTGAGACATTTGCTGCAATGTGGCCTTTCTGCATGACTTCCATGATCCGGGAAAGCCCCTTGGTAATGGAGCCAATGGCAATACCCAGTCCGATCAGCGCCGCAGCAGTGCCCCACAGGGTCGCCGCGTTCAGGGCGCTGGCTTTCAGGCTGTCAAATGCTTTCGTGAACCGCTTGGTGGTAGGCTCCAGCAGCTTTGCCGAGACCGTCAGCAGGGTCACGAAGCCAAAGACCGTAATGGCGATCTCCGTGAACTGGTCGGGGTTGATCCGGCTCATCACGTACATGGCCCCAGCCAGGATCAGGATCGCGGTGGCCATGCCGGTCAGGGTCTTGGTGCTCTCGTTCTTCTGCCAGGTCTTGATCGCGCTGGTCAGCTGCTTAAAGGTGCCGGAGATGGAGTTGAGCATTCCGGTCAGCGGGGTCTCCAGCATTGCTTTCAGGCTCTTGGTGGCTTTTGCCATCTGCCCGATGCTGAACGCCAGCAGTCCCACGTCGATCAGGCTCATAAACCGGTAAACGTCCGTCCCGCTGATGGCATCAAAGCCCTCTTTCACAGCGGTAAAGAACTGTTTCACCGGGGCAAAGGCATCCCCCACCGAGCCGTTGATCTTGTTCATGCTGCGCTGGAAGCTGGAAGCAAACTCGCTCATGGATTTGCTCAGGTTCTTCGGCATGTCGATGAGGTTCTGCTGGAAGTCCTCCAGATTCGGCTTTGTCAGCCCCAGCACCTGCACCGCGTTCTCACCAAGGCCCCCCAGTTTGGAAAGCAGGGTCGAGATCGCCATGCCCAGCGCACCCAGGATGCCAATGCCTCCGCTTGCTGCGGTCTGGATCACAGCGCTCAGTCCGTCAAAGGCCCGCCTGCCCACGGAGTACAAGGTGCCCAGTAAGCCGGTGCTCTCCTCGCCCTTTTTCAGGAAGGTGTCGATGTACTGCGCGATCTTCGTGCTTTTCAGCATGCTGCCCAGTGCATCCACGGGGCTCAGGAGCTTCGTCAGCGCCGTCCTGATGCCGCCCAGCTTCTCCCGCAGGGTGCCGCTTCCGGTGGCAACTTCATAGATCGTCTCAAGGAAATCCCCCAGCCCGGCTCCAACGCTCAGCATCACCTGTGCCACAGGCTTCGCAGCGTTCGCCAGCAGCGAAAATGCTTCCTTTGCCACAGCGCCGATCTTGCTCAGGACCGTGGTAACGCCTTTCAGCACCGTGAACAGGCCCTTGAAGGTCTTCTTGATCTTCTCTGCGGTCTGGTCGGTGATGATGAGCTTCTGGGTCATCAGGTCGAGCCGTTCGGCAAAGCTGTAAATGCGCTCCCCGTCTGCGGGCGGGAAGATCTCACTGAACGCCTCCTTCACAGGGGCCACCACTTTGCCAATGGCATCCATGATGTTCCAGAAGCTCTGCACCAGATGCTCTCTGCCGGAAAGCTCGCCGATCTTCTGGGCGTACTCGTCCAGGTCCAGGGTTCCATTTTGAATCTCGGCGTTCAGCTTCGCAAAGGCTTCCGCATCCCGCTGGATGGTCTCCCGGCCATAACCCTTTGCGGCCATCTCCTTGTCACTCAGGGTCAGCAGCTTTTCGGCACTGGTCTGTGCTTCGTCAAGGCTTGCTTTCAGCAGCTGGGCACTTACGCCGTTCTGCTGCAATGCCTTGGTAAAACTGCCCGCTTCGGTGATCTGCTCCTCGGTCACAGCACCACTGGCCAGTGCCACCTGCTGGAGGGTGTAGCTGTAGGCATCCGCCTGATCCCCCAGTCTACCTTGCAGCTGTGCCCATCCGCTGTTCAGTCCGTCCTTCAGCCGTTCGTTCAGCCCGTCGATGCTGGGCACGAAAATGTCGTACAGCCGATCCGAAAGCTCTGTCCAGGTCTCGGTGGCTTCTTCCTTGTTGCCAAAGAAGGTCTCGAATACTGCCATCCATTTTGAGCTGACCGCGTCCTTGGTGGAATCAATGGCCTGTCCAAAACTGGTTGCCTGCTGGGCGGCGAGAGCCGCACGTTCTGCCAGCTCGCCGTATTGACCGCTCAGCTTTTCAAGGGCCTCGGAGCTGGTCATGCCCTTGTTCTTCTGGGTCATCTCGTAGGCCGCTTCCATCATGGAAGCGTACTTCTCAAAGGTCTTTTCCATGACCTTCGTGTTGGCCCACTTTTTGGAAAGGGAGCTCTCAAAGGTGCCAATGGTCACCTCGCCCTTTTTCAGGGTGCCAAGCTCCACCGCTGTGTCAATGAGCTCCTGCTTCAGGGCCTTGGTGGCCGTACCCATCAGGTTCAGGCTCTTCCAGTCCTGAAGCTGCAAATGTCCGGCGCTGTAGCTTTGGGTCAGGTTCCGGATGGTGCTCTGGAACGCAAAGCCCGTCTTGCCCGCGTCTGCGGTGGCGTTGGCAATGCCCATGATCATGGGGATCATCTTGTCGATGTTGCCGCCCGCAGCCGTCATCTGGGAAAGAGCGCTGGTCATCTCGCTGAAGCTGTAGCTGGTCTCGTCGGAGTACCACATCAGCTTGTTCAGGTAGCCGTTCACCTGATCGATGCTCTTACCCGTGGCGTTCATGATGGTCTGAACGTTGGAGGTCTTTTCGGTGTACTTGTCCCAGCCGCTGGCCACCTGATCGATGGACAGGCTCTTGACCAGCTTCTCGCCCGCGTCCACAAATTTGTTGGTGATGTTCACCAGCGCCGTGGTGGCCACGATGTTCAGGTTCGAGAACTTGGATTCCAGCCGGTCAAGGCTCGTCTGCATGGTGGCAAAGTCCACGTTCTCCGCGGCTGCGTCCAGCTTCTCAAAGCCCTTTTCCGCTCCCTTGAACTGGAGCTTCTCCATCAGCCGGTCAATGGTCGAGATGGTCTGTTTGGTATTTTTCTCAAAATTTGCGTTGTCAAACCGCATTTCAACAACGCGGCTGTCTACTTCCTGGCTCATTCTGTCCTCACCTCGCCCCATGCCCGTGCTGCGATCCGCTCAAAAATGGGCCGCATCGCAGGGTTGATATAATCCACGCCCTCTACGTATCCTCCGTTTCGTGTGCCGTGTCCGTATTGCAGGATCACCGCAATGGGCACACCGTCCACGATGTTGGAGTTTCTCCATGTAATGGCGATGCTCTCTTTTCCCTTGGTCACCGTGTAGCTCCAGCTTGCCGCCGTCTTTTCCGTGTCCTTCGGGGTCGCCTTCGCAAGGGCCTCCACACCCTCCTGTCCGTATCGGTCCAGCAGCTCATCCAGGCTCAGGTTCGAGCATCGCTTCAAAAATTTCCGGCTCTTCTTCCAGTCGCCCTTCTGGCGAAAGACAATTACTTTTGGCATCTTACCCTCTCGTCTTCAGCCGGGCCTTTCTCTGCTCGTTCAGCATCCGCTGTTGAGCCATTCGGTCGCCCTTGCTCATCTTCTTCGCCGGTGCCTGGCTCTCCTGGCATACCCGGATCAGGGTCAACAATCGGTTCAAATGCCACTTCTCGCACTCTTTCGGAATGCCAAAGCTGAACATCTGGCAGTACAGCACCTCAGCCGTGGTCTCGGTCCCGCTTTTCCGGGGCGGTCGTTTTGGCCGGGGCTTTCCTGCGGTCTTTCGTTCGTTGGGTCTCGGCTCCCCGCTGAACCATGTTGCGGTCATGGGAGCTTCCATATATTCGTTAATGGAACGGTACTGTTCCCGGGTCAGTCTGGCGTACACTTCGGGGTCTACCCCCTTGGTCACCGTCATGCAGCGGATGTAGTCCAGCCACTGCTCCACGGTCAGCTTGTCCAGATTGCTCAGGAACGGGATGTTCCAGTTGCTTTCCCAATGAGCCAGGGAGAGCAGTGAATGTTCCAGCTTCAGGACCACGGCAGGCGTGTAGACAAATTCCTCTGTCTTTTCATTCCACCGCTGTTGTCCCGGTATCGTAAGCGTCATCATTTGCTTTCTCTCCCTGGTATGTGTTCATTGAGGTGCCCTTCTCAGAGCACGCTCCATTTTGAATACTCTTCTAAACAGAGCTCGCCTCTTTGGGGAGCTCTGCGACGCGCCGCCCTTTGGCGGACGGAGCGGTAAGAGGGGCATGTTACTGCTCCTCAGTGCCCTTCACGGGGGCTTCCAGCACCTTCAGGCCGGGCTGTGCGTTCACAGGGGCGGCCTTCTTGGTCTCCTCCTTCATGTCCTCCGGCAGGATGCCATCAAAGAATGCGGCCGCGGCCTCGCCGTTGGAGGCCAGCTTGTAGTACAGGTCGCTGTAGGCCTGGGTGGACATAAAGTCCGCCAGCACCGCATCGTTCTTGATGAACTTCCGGCCGTCCGGGCTCAGCACACCGTAGCTCTTGCAGATGATCTGCTTGAAGAGCTTTGCAAGCTCCAGCTGGCTCTGGGCGGCAGTGATGCGGTTGATCATCTGCACAAGGCCGCCCTCGGTGGTCAGCTCCATCTCCATGATCTCGGCACGGGTCAGATTGAAGTAGTAGTCTTCCGTCCGCTCAGTACCGCCAAAGTCCACGGTGGTCATCGTCTTTTTCAGCATTTTTCTTCTCCTTTATCGTGTTCATTGATGCCTGGCTTCTTACACCTGGCCCTCGCTGTCGGTGATCAGCTTGATCAGCTCGTCGGGGGAAGGCAGGGTCGCCTCGGCAGTCTCGGTGCCCCAGAGCTTGTCCTGAATGGCCTTCACGGTGGCAGGCTTCAGCTTGGCGCAGTCGATCTCCATGTGGCTGGTGGGGCGGTGGCCGGTCACGCTCACGGGGGAGGTGGTGCACTCCCAGCTGAAGGTGATAGCATCGGGGTTATCGTTGATGGTGGCATAGCTCTTCTCGCTGGGGGAAGCGGTGCTGTTCCACGCAATGTGGATCTTCTGGCCCACCTCGTCGTCAACGTCGTTGCCCACGGTGGTCACCCAGCTGAAACCAAAGCCCTGGCGCTTCTGCTGGCCGATGGAAACACCCGTTGCGACCTGTGCGGAACCGTCGCAGGGCTCCCACTCGGTGGGGTAGGTGTAGGCTTCGATGGTGTAGCCGTACTCCTCGGCAGAGCGCAGAGAAGCATACTTGATGTCGTCAGCGTAGAGCTTGGTCTCCTCAGCGCCGGAGGGGCTCTCGGTCACGGCGGTCAGGCCATTCCAGGCCACGCCCTTATCGTAAGCGCCGGTGTTGTTCATGGGGTACAGGACACCCAGCTTGGTGCCCATCTCGTAAAACTTTTCGCCGACCGCGTCCCAAATTAATCTGGACATATAGTTCCTCCTTAGATGTAGATCGTAAAAACGGTGTGGTATAATCCGTCCGAAACAAAAGAGCGGTCGTAGGTGCATTTTGGCAACACACTTACGGCCGCTTTGATCTTGCTGTCAGGGTCTTTGTCCATCACGGTCACCGTGTAGAACGGATGCTGGATGTAGACCCTGTTGTTTGCATGGTTGTTCCGGATCCTGGTTTCGCTGTACACGATGCAGGGATACTGGAGCTGGAACCCCGCTTTCGGCTGATAATAGAGGTGGATCGACTTTCCATTCTCCTTCAGCACTTCGCGCAGGAGCGTGTCAACCTTCAGCCGTGCTTCCATTCCAGAGCCCTCCCAAGGTCAGGATCAGGCGCGGGTATTGTACCTTCACGCCGGTCACCTGCCATTTCTGTCCCATAAACACCGCATACCGGAGATCGTAGAGATGGTCGTTCGCAAACGGGTCCGCCAGAATGCTCAACTGGTTTCCAACCGTGATGTCTGGGTTCACCTTGTCCCCCACCTGCATCTGCCGTCCAAACTCCAGCACGTCCCCGTAATAGGTGCGTTCCGTCATCTTCTCGGTAAATACGCTGGGGGCGGTCTCCTCCACCTCATCTGCAAATCCCAGCTTCCCGCAGTATCTCATCTCTTCTCACTCCATTTTGATTTGTTATGGCTAACCTTGGAACCTGAAAAGATCAGGCCTCGTCCGCAGCCATGGTGCAGGTGGTGGGGGTGGTGCCGTCGGTCACAACCACACCGGCAGCCACCAGGGCCACAGGCAGATAGGTCTTGTCGGCAGCCACAACGATCAGACGGCCCAGCTTAAAGGCCTTCTCCACGTCAGCCTTCTTGGCCTGAACCTTGTGGGCCTCGTCCTCGTACAGCTTCTTGTCAGTGTGCAGGTAGGCAACGTAGTTTGCCACGTGCAGGTCATAACCGGTCTCGTAGATGGTGTTCAGCATAGTTCTATCCTTTCTCTTTAAGCAGCCCACTCAACAGCCATGGCGCTGAACGGGGTGGTCAGAGCGCCGGAGCAGCGGGTCTCGATCAGGTACTTCTGGGCGTTGAAGTCGATGTCGAAGTCGTCGAACATGGAAACAGCGCCACCCTTGTCTGCGCCCACGGTGTAGTCGGCCAGGTTCACGATCAGGCAGACCAGGTCACCACCCTTGGCACCCTTGCGGCCCTCCATCTCGGGGATGGTCACAATGTTCTTCACACGCAGCTTGCGGGCCAGAGCAGCCTCGTCAGCATACAGCGGGTGGCCGATGCCGTCCTCCAGCAGGAGCATCTCGGTCAGAGCGTCCTCGGTGGTGAACAGGGTGGGGGTGCCGGAGCCGCGGTACTCCTTGCGGCTGCGCAGGATCTGCTTGATCAGGGCCTTGTACTTGTCCTCCACGGTGGTCAGGCCGGTGGTCTTGCACTGGACCTTGATGGTAAACAGGTCGCTGTCGTTGAACACAGGACGGATGCAGTTCTCGTCGATCTTGTCCTCAGAAGCAGCCAGACGGCCGTCGCCCAGCAGGTAAGCCAGAGCCAGCTCACGGTTCAGCTTCAGGCGCATCTCCTGCTTCAGCCATGCCACAACGTCAAAGCTGGTAATGTCGATCACGTCGTCGCGGTCCAGCTTCTGCTTCTTGTACACGGTGGTGGGGCTGGTGGAGCGGCGCAGCAGGCCAAAGACCTCTTCCTTCTTGAAGTTGCCCTTGATGTAACCCTTGGCGCGGGCATCCTCCTCGGTCAGGTCAGCAAACATGCTCTTGAACCGGCTGAAGGGAATGTGGTGCACAGCGCCCATGACCACGCTCACCCAGTCGTCGGGCTTGTCGATGATGCGGGGCGTGGTGTCCAGCAGGTGATCCTCCGGGAACAGCCAGTCGATGTTGTCGATGCTGTGGGCCAGCTCGTCACTGTCCATGCCGGCATCCTCAAAGGCAGCCTTCATGGTGCCGTGGCTCTTTGCGGTCTTGACCACGTTGTTGATCTCTTCGATGCTGTGCTTCAGCACAGTTGCGTTGGTATCCTTGTCGAAAACATTCTGCTTCACGGTATCGTCCTCCTCACCGTCATCGTTGTCGCCGCCTTCCTGCTCTTCCAGGGCCAGGCCCACCAGAGCGTGGCAGCACTCTTTCTGCTCGTCGGTCATGCTGTTGTAGACCTGTTCGAGCGTCTTGCCTTCGTTCTTTTCGTCCGCCATTTTGGCTTCCTCCTGTGTTGCTTCATCGTCGGTCACGGCATCGCCGCTGTCCGCACTGTGTGTAAGGTCTTCCAGCGGGTTGCCCTCGGGGTCCATGCCGTGGGTCAGGCTCAGGCCGTCCTCGTTATAGATAAAGGCCTCGCCGCCCTCGTAGTCCTCATCGGCGCTGTGCTTTACCACCTCGTCGATCAGGGCACCCGGGTTGCATCCGGCCAGCACCAGGCTCACTTCCCGGATAAAGCCGTGCTTCACGGTGCTGCCCACCTTCTTCAGGCCGTTGGCAAAAATGGAAAAGGCGCTCAGGTCGCCACTCTCCACGCACTGTCTTGCGGTCTTGCCGGTGTCAGTGTCGTTGAATTTGGCATAGCAGTACACACCGCCGGGCCGGTTCTCCAGCAGGCAGTGACCGATCACGTTGTCCACGTTGGCGTGGTCGTGGTTGTACACCATGGGCACAACCTTGCCGCTGCACTCCTTAAAGGCATCCTGTGCGATCACCAGCCCGTCATAGCACCGGACGTTCGCTTTCGTCGCCCAGCCGCTGCAATCGTAGTCAAAATTAACCATTTTGATTTGCAATACTCCTCTCTACGGCATCCCGCCCTGCCGTGATCGTTTTGTTCTGCGCCGCAATTTCCTCACTGCTCTGGCTGATGTTTGCATTCCGCAGTTCATCTGCCTTGGGGTCCTTGCTGGGTTTCATGCCAATGGCCTGCCGGAACTCGTTGGAGGTCATGATCTCGTTGCGGGTAAACTTGTCGGCCATTTCGGCAACGGCGGAAACAGGGGTCAGCTTGAACGGGTCACGGAAGTACATCACGGATTCCCGGTTCGCCCGGTCGTCCTCAGTCAGGAACTTCCGCCGGATCTCGTCCACGGCAGCCGCCACAATGGGTTCGATGGTGCGGTTCTCGTAGTTGGTCATCACAGCATCGGAAGCAGTACCGTTCATGATCTCCGGGGTGATACCCAACTGGCTGTATGCCATGTTGGTCAGGTATTCCACGGTCTTCAGAAGGTTGTTTTCGAGGCTGCGGTTCAGCTGCGTGATATGTTCCGTGCCATCGGTGTAGGCAATGCCGTATTTGGAACCGGCGAGCTGCTGTTCGATCTGTGCCCGCCGTTCTTCGGCCTGTTTCTTCCGGGTCTCGCCCTTCACAACGTAGGGCAGCTGGATGATCAGGTCGAGCTTGCCGCTGCCCACCTGCTCGTCGATCACGTCCATCAGGTTCAGCTTCCGGATCAGGCGCTGCACCGTGCCGTTGGGCTCGTTCATCACGGCATAGAACGGGTTCTCCACCAGGGCCACCTGTGTCTTCGGCAGGGTGATTTCCTCTTTCCGTCCGGTCCGGTCGTTGTACACTTCCAGCCGCACGTCGTCCGGGTACCATTCCAGCACCCTTCCCACCCGCATGGATTCGATCCGGGTCTTACCGGTCTTTCCGTCGTAGTCCACGTCAATTGGCACCAGCGCAATGCATCCCTCGTCCAGCATGGAAAGGAACATGTCATATCGCAGTGCCCGGCCCGTCTGGTCCTTGTTGCCGGAAAGGTTCAGGCAAGAATTAAGGCCCGAATCAACGGTTTCGTCGTAGCGTCCGTTTTCATCGAGCCTTACATGATTGATGGTAATTGCCGCAGCGTCCATTGCAATGCGGGTGTTGATGGCCGTCATGATCGTCCGGTCATTGCTTCGGTTCAGCCTTACCCGGTCAGGCCGGCAGCTGTATCCTTCGCCGCTTCTTCCGGGGGGATCCCGGTTCAAAAACGCATTCCAGGCGTGTCTCAGTCTGGAGCCAAAGGTTTGTGATGCCATTTTGATTTCCTCCAGACCTTAACTGTCTTTCTTGTCGTCGTCTTTCTTGTCGTCGTCTTTCTTGTCGTCGTCTTTCTTGTCGTCGTCTTTCTTCTGCTGGTTTCCGCCAGCGCTTCCGCTCACAATGGCGTTCGCCAGATCAGGGTTCTTGAGTTCCTTCGTGATGAACTGTTTTGCTGCGTAGCTCATAGCACCGGAAGCGGCCTTGGTCAAAAACTGCTGGGAAGCGTTCGTCATTACGGTCTTCACAAAGCTCTGCCCGCTGTATACGTCCTTCCGCAGCTGTTTCACGTCCTTCTGGAGCTGGAGCCGCTCTTTCTCGGCTTTCAGTTCCTTATTGGGGTCGTCCGCCCGGATATTGGTCTGCCCCTGAAGATCCCGGTACTGCCTTTCCATTTGCAGCCGGTTGATCCGGGCCCGCAGCTCCTCGTCGGAGTAGTCCTCCGCATTTTTCCCAGTTCGCTTGGGTGCATACTCTGTCTTGGGCTTCTGCGCATCCTCACCGGCGTTTCCGTCCCCGGCATAGTGTTTCCTGCCTGCGGCCGTCAGGGTACCATCCTTGTTCTGGTACCGCCGCACGCCCCACTTCATGCCCTTGATGCCCCAGTGGTATAGCTCGTCCTTGTATACCTGCATGTTTGTCTCATCACCTCATTTCTTTCCGGCAATGTACTTCTTAACGCTCTTTCCGTCCATGTCCTTCAGCATCGTGATTTTAGGATTATCACCGAACAGGCTCGATATGAAGCTCTTGCCCTTCTTTTTTCCGGAAACGTACTTCCTGGTACTCTTTCCATCCATATCTCGCAGCATTGTGATTTTAGTGTTGTGAGTAACCAACCCCGACACAAACTTCTTGCCTTTTTCGACAGCGGTCTTGATGCGTTGCTTCGCTTTCCGCAGATTCGGATGATCTTTCACGGTTTTGGCTTCGCTCGTGGCGGTGGCTCCGGTCGGAGTTCTTTTTTCGTTAGAGAGATAGTGAGTGGTATAGACACCAAGTCCTTTTGCACGCTGAATATCTTTGTTAGCAGTGCCACCATCCACCATCGATGTTCCTTTTCCGGTTACAAAGTACGTCGTGTTCTTTTTGCCCTCGAATTTAGGCGAATACCGGTTGTTTTTCTGCCGAGTCATGTACGCGCCATATTCTCGCGCATCGTAGAAATAACGATACTGGGTAAATCCCAATTTGTTCCGTCCAACAGCAACACGGGCATAGTATTTGTGCCCCTTTCGCTCTTTTCCCAGCTCGCCATGCGCCAGATAGTTCCAATAATCGTTCATTTTTCGCTCCTTCCTGCGATTTACAACACCTATCGGTCGTGCTATACTCTTCTTATCGAACATTTTCGACAAAGAGGAGTTCTTATGGATACAGTTATCTGCCCCAACTGCGGACATGAAATTTCGGTTCCGAAAAAGAAAGTTTCATCCATAAAGTGCCCAAAATGTAATATGGACGGACTTGAGCTCGGTCTTGATTATTTCGATGAAAATGATGAACCTAGAAAATCTTTCTTCAAAAGACATCCTAAAGCTACTGCCGCGGCACTTTTTGCCGGATGGCTTGCTGGAAAAGGGATTCTGTGGTGGTTGAACAATAAAAACGAGCTCTTATCCGGTCCTGTTCAAGGAGCTGATTCTTCTGATGAACTCCCAGCCGGGGCTTCCTGTGAGACAGTAACTGAGGGCACATCTTTGGAGTTGATTCCGATTGATTCCGAAGAGGCCGCCCAGCGATTAGTTCATTACAATCTCAACAAACGCAGGCTCCCTGAAAATCAAAGAGCATCAGCAGCCAAACGGGAGGAAGCTAATGCCCTTGGAATCGATATTGGAAACGAATATACGATCGTAGACCCATATGATCGACCAAATCGAAAAAAGACTTCGACCTGATCACTCAAACGCATCCCGGTTCTGTTTCCATGCCACGTAAGCGTCCATCATGGCAGCCACGGCATCGATCTTCTGATCCTGCCGCTGTTTGTAGAGCTTCCGGTTGCCGTTGGTGTCCACCAGCGTAATGCAGTTGCCCATGGCAAATTGCATCAGCTGTTCGTCAAACAGCAGCTTCCGCTGTTCGCTCAGCTTTTTCAGCTCACCCAGCGGCACGCTTTCGGTCTTTGCACCCTGGATCACTTTCACAACGCCAAAGGTGCTGTTTTCATCGCCCCAGCGCTTCACGAACTCCTGTGCGTTGTAGGGGTCGTAGCCAAACGCCCGTACGTCGTACTCGTTCTCCATGATAAAGTTGTCCAGGTCATCGTACACCTGCATCATATCCAGAACCGTGCCGTCAAACACGAACAGGGTCCCTTCCCGCATGAACTCCTCATACTGCTGCCGTCTCGAAGCCGGAAGCTGGCTGAGGGTGTAGGATGTGATGTAGTCCCGCGTCTTGACCCCAAAATATCCGTTGGATAGCGGAAACAGGAAGGTAAAGGCGCAGAAGTCGTCGCCCATGGAAAGGTCCGCGCCCATGGCACAGGGCATCTGCCAGAAGCTTCTCTTCCTGTGGCACAGGGTCTCCTCGTAGGGGAAGAAATAGGTGTAGCCCTCCATGGGCAGGTTGAAGCGCTTGGCCAGAATATCGTTCCGGGCGCTGGGGGATTTCTCCGCACGCTCCACGTCCAACTGGTAGGTCTCGTAGCTCACGGTCTTGCCCAGGTTCGGGTTGGCCTTCAGCCACATCTCCGGCTGGCCCACTTCCTCAATGGAGTCCAGCTTGTAGTACCAGATGGACACATGAGGGTTGACGTACTCCCCTTTCAGGATGCTCATCAACTCCATTTTGATGTCGTCGCCGCAGCCGTTGCGCACCGTGCCCTCGGAGGAAGCCGCCACGATGAGGTAATTTTCGTTCTTGGCCGCGCCCTGCTCAATGGCACCAATTGGGTCTTCCCGGATGTCGCAGGAGAGCCACTCGTCCACGGTCGCCACAGTGTCGCGCCGTCCTTGCAGCTTCTCAATGGTCATCGGGCGCACTTCCAGCAGGCTGTTGGTCAAAAAGTTCTCAATGCCCTTCTTGGTGGAAGCCATCTTCACTCGGTCTGCCTTGGAGCCGGTGGTGTTTTGCAGGCTGCCCTCGGTCATAAACTGGAACACCGGCCCCTTTGCCCGCGCCAATGCGGTGCGGAAAGGTGCCAGCACCTCCTCGGCCTGTTTCATGGTCGGAGCGGTGGTCAGCTGCTGGGTCGTGGTGGTGTACGCCGTCAGGAAGTACGCCTGCAAAAACTCCAGATACATGGTCTTCGCGGCCGATCGGGTAATGATGAGGTATTGCTTTGTCACCAGCCGCTTTTTCAGCCGCCGGGTCTCGTAGTGTCCACCGCCTCCGCGCTCGTTCGGCACAAAGACGCTTCGCTCTACAAAGTAGTACCACCCAAAGATCTCTTCGGCCCATAACTTGAAACTGTCCAGCAGCTTCACGTCGGTGCCGTCGGTCAGGGTCAGCTCATCCTCGCAAAAGGAGATAAAGCCGTTCACTGCTTTGTCGTCATAGTAGATGCCCGGGTTGGCGATCAGGTCGTCGATCCGCTCCATCTCCATGGCAATTTCCCGGCATACGGGTATTTCGCCACGCATCACGGCCTCCCGAAAACGGCCGTAGTAGATCGGCGTGGCCGTGTTCGATAATGCCATTTTGGTTCCTCGTCTTGCTCTGTTTCACTCGTTCAGGCTTTGGGCCGGTAAAAGGGCTTGTCCAGGGTGTAAAAGCATCGGATATCCTCCGGGCATTCGCCGGTTCCCTGTCGGGTGCATCCGTTGCAGATATCCTGCGTTACCCGCCCGAACCAGTCCTTTTTCTCCGGTGTTTCCATCCAGTGCTCCACCCATCGTGCTGCTACTGTCCGTCCCATGTGTTGTCATGCTCCACGTTCAGCCGCCATTCCATCTCGGAAGCGGTATTCTTCAGTGCTTCCATGGTGGTGCTGCTCTGGGGCGGGTCAAAGCCCAGCAGCCGTACCTTCACGGCCACGTAAGCCTTCACCGCTTCCACCTTCACCGGGTCGGCAACGAACTCCGTCCATTCGTTTTCTTTCCCGGAAATGGCATATCCCTCGCCGGGCCCCACGCCCATCTGCACCAGTGCAAACAGCGCCATGTTGATGTACATGATGATGTCCGCATCAAAGTCGGTGCACTCCTCGGCAATGCCCAGCAGCTTCTTCACGGAAGTGAGAATGCTATCCATAGTTACTCCTTATAAAAAAGAAAGCGCACCAACCGTTACGTCAGTGCGCCAATTGAATCAGTTCTTATTGCTCGTTGCCCACTTGTCAAAATCATGGAACGCTGAATCCATTAAAACAGTATCCATACGTGACAATGCATTAAAAGAAATTCCTTTTTCCTGCATCTTTGTTTCATCTATCTTATAGAGATGGGCTGAATTATAAAGAATCCCACAGGATTTCAAGTAATCCAGCACCTGCTTTTTTGCAGGGCTATTGCTAACCACAACACGATCTATTCTATCAGCAGTTTTAGCCAAAGTATCCTTTCTATGTGTTCTGAACTCAACGAGAATGCAATGCATTGCATGAATAAACTTTACTATGTCAAATTCCGAGGCATCCTCAAAGTCGTATTTATAAGGAATTAAAGAATAATAATTTGTCAAATTTTCCGCATCAACTTTCAAGTCATCAGCCTTTGTAACATCAATTATTACTCCATCTCCCGCAAAGCCTTCATGAGCAACCAACAAGCAAGTTTCAGGTTTATAAGATTCTATGCTGATGTTCTGTGTTCCCCAATTCAGTTTTTTGCAAATCACTGACGAATTATAAACTCTACAATCAACGCCTTTCTTTCCAATATAAACATCAATGCTAGGAGCATCAATAGAAACACTAATCAACTGATCGAAAGCTATCGGTTCTCCTGTCATTCTGATTTCAGCAATATAATCTTCTCTCTTTATAGCTTTCTTTTTCCCGGGAATCATCCCAAAAACGGCCAGACATTTGCTATCTTCCGTTTCAGATGCCGGAATCTCAGAACATTCCAAATACGGACGTTCATACGCCGTTGCTTTAGCCTTAAAGGAATCATACACATACGAAATGTGTTTAGGCTGAATTGTTTTCTCTGAGATTCTCATATAGCAATCAAAGAAAATCTGAGATGGGAAATAAGACTGACTCTGTAAAACATCGAAATACAAATCAGCGGACGCTTCATGTTCTTCGTTTAAGATAATTTTCGTCAGAGTATAGTCCCTAAATGCAGGACCCGTAAAATCAATCTTTTTCGACAGTCCATTGTTCTCAACACTATTGCGTATAAATGGATGTTGCGGCAGAAACGCTTCCAACACCCCCTGGTATTCAGTTACCAGTTGTGGAGGCAAAAAGTCAAGCTCGTAGTTACTATACTTGCAATCCTGAAAAAGAATATAGTATATAATCCTTACAAGCTGTTCTTCTGGTGAATAGACTTTTTCCCACTCAGAAAACTCAGGATGTGTTGCCGCACACCTTTCCTTAAATGCAGGAATCACTTTTTCCACCTGTTCACGACTCAAAAGATCATCCATTATCTTCATGATAATCGCTACACAGTCTTTCTGATTTGCAAGTTCGCTAATCAGTTTCTGACGGTTGGGAGATTCCTTTATATGTGCAGATATTGCCTCCAACACCGGTGCATATCCCAAGAAAGACGCTCTTTCTTCAGGTGTGATGTTAGTATTGACTACATCATAATACTTTTCCGCGCATGCAATGTCAGGCTTCGTCGGAGTATTCTTTCCAGCAACACTTCTCACAATAAAAGACTTCGCTGCGGGTTCATCGAAAAATCCGATTTCATAGTGAGCAACGGAGATTTTGTTTTCTGCACAGAACGATGCGATATATTGGGCCGTTTCTGTTCTTGCCAGTAAGAACACTGTAGGCATCGTATGATTCGATAAGCTTTCACTAATGTCGGTAATAAAGCTGCTCAACATTTTCCGACCCGAAATGATTTCAGCTTCATCAAAAGCATCAATAACCAATAAAACATCACCAGTGTTCATACCAGCTATAAACTCGGAATATTTTGGTGCGCCGACAGCATTAAGAATTGAACCAGCGAAACTATTTGTACCAACTTTTACTTTTGCCAGATTCCAGTAGAGGGCATTAAAACGATGCGCAATATATTTAGCCAAGGAACTCTTGCCTGCCGCTCCCGGTGCCGAAAGTAAAACAAATTTCGGCTTCAGAGTAGAGAGTTTTTTGTCAGTTTTTACGTCACTAAAAGATGGTGGAATATAGAACGGCTCATTATCTATATAGCAAATGTAGTCTGACACCGAATCGTTCAGCGAGTATCTCTTGCATTCCCTATATGAGCCAAGAATCCCTTCCAGAACCATTTGACTTCCTCCTATGATAGAGTCGATGTATTTTATTACATTATAGTCTCTTATTGGTCTCATGTCAAATTCTCCTGAAGATATCTAACTCAAAGTATACATCTTTTGCAATTCTTAAATTGTCAAAAACAAGTTCTCCTCCATGGGCAGGTGTCGCCCGGTCTTCTTTCTCCGTCCGGCAGCTTCGGGCCCTTCCCCGTTCCGTAATGGATCACCTTGTGCGTTGCCGCCGAAACACAAATGGCGTTCTCCGGGTCAAGCAGCTTTTCGCTGTGCTGGAGAACGTCATCTTTTGTTATGGGGTTTATGTGGTGGATCGAGATCTTCGGTCGAATCGGCTTTCCGTCCCGCAGCACCCAGTCTGTGATCGGGTGGTCTTTGCACCCCAGGTCACAACCCATGTCCCTGGCGATGATCCTGTCTCGGAACTGCCGCCACTCTCTCGATTGATAGAAGTCCTGGTTCAGCCATCGGTCAAACCCAAAGGTGTCTCTCCCCACTTCCCCGTGCAGCTGTAAATACTCCAGCCTCTCCTCGTAGGTCGACAGTTGGCAGAGCTCGGTGTAGGTTTTCATACACTTGCCCCATATGGCCAGGCAACTGCTACAACAAAGCTAGCAACCATCACCATAAAACGGCCGGCGTACGCGACTGGTTCGTTCTCAAGAAACGACAGCTGGTTTCCTATAAAAACGAGAATCAGCCCAATAAGCCCCGTCCAGTCACGCCATGTCATATTCGTCATCCTCTCCCAGGCCGTTGTATTTCTTCATAGCAGCAATGGCCTTCTCGTACAGTTCCTCAGAGTGCTTTGCATTCTGTAGTGTCTCGGTCTTTGCCCGCAGCAGCTTGTTTTCCTCTTCCAGCTTTGTTTTCTCCAACTCGTTCTTAGAGGTCGCCAGCTTCAGAAAATGGGTCGTCTCAGCGCTGGATGCCGTACCTTCTAGCAGTCGTCTCTCAACCAGCTTCATCGCCAGGTTGATCATATAGTTTTCTTGTGCTTCCGGGGTTCTTGCAGGCCGCGAAGTTGCAGCCGACATTTCGCCCGGAGCAGACTTCTTAGGTTTCATTGCAATAACCTCGTTTCACATTCTTATTTTGCTTTTGCAAGGGTTCATGGGAGTCGCAGTAGTACCAGTTAAGCCTGTCTCATTTGAAAGGAGAAGAAAAAGCAGATCATGCCCAATGGAGGTTGAACATCGTGAAAGCCCTGAACCCAAATATATAGGAGGATACTACTCCCATGAGCCCTTGCAAAAACTGCCGAAGTCCCGGTCTACACCCCAGAACCTCGGCAATTTCCCATATGACTGTAAATCTTAACGTCTGCTGTGGATACAGGCATCGAGAGTTTACACAAATATAATCGGCAGCTTTCGCTGTCGGAGCCTTAAAGCCCAAATATCAATTTTCCCTCCGGGGAAATATCAAAGACCGGCGCGATTTGAGAGGGGGTGTCGATTTTGGGGCCCCCTCCCTATGGTTTACGCGGTTTGGCCGAGCGTGTCCTCGTCGGGCACGGTGATCTTGAGCTTCTTGTAAATGTTTATCGGGTCAGCAGCAACGATCTTGTCGATTGCCTTCTCAATTTCATAGGCATTTTCGTTGTCCGTGAACTGAGATGAGGTCTCGGCGATCCTCATAAGCAAACCGGAAGAGTTGTAACCGTGCTCGACATCATACTGATACCACTTCTCGAACTCATCGTACGGACTGTACGGGTTGTCAAAGGTGGTGAGAAAGCATCGAACCATTATTCAAAGCCTCTTTCTTAGTAGATTGTTACTTATTAAGCGCGCTGTAAACCGTGGACTCCGGAACACCGCAGGCCTTGGCGATTTCAGCATAAGAATAACCGCTTCGCAACATTGCGTTTGCTTTAGACATCTTTGCAGAAGTCATAACAGTAACGTTTTTCGGCATTGCACGCTTTACAATTTCGTCAGAATCAGACGAATTAAGGAATTTCGTCAACATATTGTCGGAAATTGCGCCAGCCTGAACAGCTTCCCATTCCCTGTCCGTGAAGGTAATCTTGGACTTGCGTCCGCTTGCGCCAACAGAATCGCGAGCACGCTGCATCTCAACAGAAGAGATCTTCTTGATTTCTTTCTTGTCGATCGTAGGATCAAGTCCCTGTTCCTGAATCTTCGCCTTAATATTAGCATTCGCAATCAGCATTGCTTTGCGTTCCTTAGGCTTGTTAGCAATCATGTTGTTGTACTTCTCTTTCAGGGATGCAACCTCAGGCGCATAGGTCTTGGCCGCTTCAGGGTTACGCTGGATGCCCTTCATATTGGCCGCCTCTTTGCGCGCTTGGTTGGCCATGGCCTTCAGCTTGTTGGAGAAGTCCGCATACAGATTCTCCTGGATGGTGCCAGAAGACAGCGTACGTGCATCCTTTGTTTCGGAGATCAGACTGACTGTGTCCTCGGCCTTACGTTCCTTACCCGTCTTAGGGTCAATGAAGGTACGTCCACTTTCTTTGTAGATGTATTCACCAGTTTCCTTATCGACTCGAATGCTGCCACGGCGCTCAGGTACACGAACCGTCTGCTTACGGCGAGACAGGAGTGTGGACGCGCCGCCATAGTGCGTAGCGCCTTCCTCGTCCACACGAATCTGCCACTTCTGCTTCAGCTCGGGGATACCATTTTCACGCTCAGAGCGCTTGTAGTCCAGCTTATGTTTTTCTGCATCGATAACGACCATGGAGTGCTTAACGGCACGTGCAAGCTCGTCCTCATCGGCACCTCGCAATGTCATATCAGTGATAAGGTTGGAGATCACGCCCATTTCGCGCTGCTTTTCCTCTTTCTTCATCAGCCTGACATTGTTCGGATTACCTTCAGGAACTGCATAAGCTGTCTTGGGGTCAAATCCTTCCAGTGCTTTCAGCGCACGGGTGGACTTGATGTTGACCTTGTCGGTAACAGGGATTGCCATAACCGTGTCGCCATCGAAGTCTGCGCCCGAAAGCCGCTCTGCAACCTTTGCATTGATACCGATTGCATCCTGAATCGCACCGAGATTCCGCTTGCCGCTGACATTCTTGTTGTTGACAGTCACAATGGGAATCTCAAAGGTACCTGCATGAGGATAACGGATCAGTGCAAGCCTGGTGCCATTCTCATAGGTGGGGCAATACGCCTCTGTCTCCTTGATCTTATTGATCGGCAGGATAACCTTCGTGGACTGACCCGGGAAAGCAGATGCCTTCAGGGTCATGGACGTTCCCTCAACCGTATCAGCAAAATCGTTGAGCAACTTCTTTTTGACCGTAGGATTATCGTACCGCATGATTTCATCATATTGGGCTTTGTAATCCGCGACAGTAAGGTTAAGCTGGTTCTCGATCAGCTTCTTGGGCTGCTTGGAAAGGAACTGAGAAGAGACATTCCGGGACATCGTATCCCAGTCGCCCTCTTCTTTCAGCTTGTTGATCGGCGAGAGGTGCTCTTTGCCATCTTCGCCGATATACATGCTCTGTCCGTTGGCCTTGATAGCTGCGCCAAACGGGTTATCAGAATCCGCTTTTGCTTCCTTGAGGACCTTCATTTTGGGCGTGCCAGAAGGCTTATTGGTGTTGAACATAACGTCCACACCATCCGGCAGATCATCAGAATAGACAGCCATGCCCTTCAGATAATGGTCACCGTCAACGAGGATACGAACCTGCGCATAATGGCTCTTGCCGAGATCAAGGTCAGGAACCCCACGGCGAATTTCCATGACACCGTCTTTATCCAGACCGCCTTCGTCGCCATAACGAATCGCAACACGACTGGAGTCCAGACTGGAGGGGCGCTGAAGCTTCGTAAAGGTCTCGCCGCCATCATCGGAGTGGTAATCGCCCAGAGAATCGATCCGATCCTGATGCTGATAAGCATACTTCTGGTCGAACTCCGGCTTTGCGAGAACCGTGATGTTCGTCTGCTGACGGACATTGGTCGGCTGTCTGATACCAACGCCATAGCGCTGGTAGCCATATTCTGCTTCCAGAATATAAGCAGCCTCGTCCAGCTTACTTTCCGACACTCCGAGGACCTGATTTGCGCCCTCAGAAATATCAATCATGCCCTTCTTATCGACCTCTTCTTTCAGAGTCGCGGCAATCTTCTCAGCCTGGCTGGCTTTTTCGCCAATCGCATTGTTATACTTGGACCTCACACTGGACTCGCTCATGCCGAGCTTGTCGCCAATTTCCTTCCAACCAAGACCGTCATCCTTCAGCGCACGAATCTGATCGTACTCCAATGCCTTACGGTCGTGGCCCGCTTTCTGACGTGCGGTGCGGAACTCGGTCAGGCCCATCTTATACTCGTCAGGGAGAGAGTCGTTGATGGTCTCCAGGATCTCCTTCTCCGAGAGGCCCTTCTTTTTAAGCTCCTCTACACGAGACAGGAAATCGCCGGAATGCTGATACGGGTTATCGCCGGAGCCCCAAGGATAACGACCAGAATGTCGCTTGGTACCATAGTGCTCCAGGATATTGCTTTCGGAAGTGATGCCAAAATAAGAACGGAGGTCTTTTTCAATCGGATTCATGCTGCCACTCCTAACAAAATATCAGTGATGATCGGGTCGAACTCTTTGATTTTAGCGATGACGGGGCTGATTTCCTCTTCAGTGGGGTTCTCGACCCAAACTTCATCGTTCTGGTAGATACGGAGCTCCATCCGAATATCTTTCGGGTGGTATCCGTACTCCAGACAGAACAGAGCGGCATAAATATAGAGCTGCTCCATATGTGCAGGAACAGCTCCGGTTTTTAAGTCGTGGATGCGAAGGAACCCATCGTTGAACGAAATGGCATCCGCAGTTCCATAGCAGTTGTCGCTGTAATACAGCACCTGCTCGGTATCCATGCGGAAACCAATGGCATCGTTCACGTAGGTATTAAGGGTTTTCTTGTTCTTCGGCAGTTTTTGCTTCAGATCAATGCACTCTGCTGCAAATGCGTGCAGCCGTGTTCCCCGTTCCTTCGCCTGGTAATTAAGAACTGCATTGGTCAATCTATCTGCGTCATAGTTCAACCAATGGTAGTTACTTGCTCCGAGGAGGGCATGTTTCCCCGTGAGCCTCGAATGATCTCGCCAGTTCATTAAGAACTTCCTCCTTGTTTTCGGGATAGATAAAGGCCGCAAAACTCATCTCGTCCATCTGCTGAACGTAATAGTCCTGATTTGGACGATGAGATGCACTCGCTGACTTCTTGCCCTCCAATGCGCCCCATGTGGTGCCGTAGAGAACCAAGAGATCGGGGATTCCCTGAATCTCGTTTGGGTCAAGATGGACAACCATGCAGCCAGGAAAGCGTTCTTTCAGCTCCCTTATCAATCCTGTCTTGAATTTGTTTTCGAGCATGATACAACCTCCAAAATAAGAGGAATAGTGCATCCTGAGACGCATTCTATTCCCCCCATAAAAGGGGATGTTTTTCTCGCGTGAGTTTTTAAGAAAAAATGTGAATTTTTAGGAATTTTCAGAGCAAAAGAAAAAGCCCCTGCATTTTTCGTGCAGAGGCAATGCCGTGGCTATATTAAATTAGGTGAAAGAAATCAATCTCGTATCCCGGTGCACCAGCAAGGAATGCTCGACTACTGTCGTCATCTTCCATATACTTGTACTCTCCGTAGTCTTCATCCGGCTCAAGGTTAGAGGTCATGTAATCATCCGGGTTGATGCTTCTGGAAACATCTTCCGCTTCGAGGTGCGCCCCGCATTTAGGACAGTCCCATTCGAGCTCACGAGTTTCCACCATTGGCTCACCACAAACACAAATCGGACGTTTCGTATGAACCTCTGCAAATTTATTTGCAAAGCATTCAACTTCGTTTCCATATTGGTCAGTTGTAATCCAATGTTCAATACCGTACTTATCCATAACTTTTCACCTCATATATGTTAGGAGTGCTACGTTCGTACACGGTGCTTTAAGAATACACTATTTGGCGCTCTTTTGCAAGGTGGAAATGGGGTAAAAACTCGCTGTGGCCAAAAACCCGTTTTTTATCCTCTATTACTATATATATTTTTTCATTTTTTTAAGTAAGTTAAAGAAAAAAGTGGGTTTTTGGCCAAACAGCATATTTTTAACGTATTTACGTTAAATTTTGTGGCCATTTTTATATAAATTTTTGGCCACAAAGTGGGTTTTTGGCCACAAAAATGGCACTTTTTTGACGTTTTCTCGAAAAATCCCAAAAACTGCGAAAAATAAAATGGGCAGAAATGGGCATCAAGCGATACCTAAGCCCATGCAAATTATATACGCTATGACCAAAATCACAATGACGATTCCAAGCCACTTGAAATAAGTAGCAGCAGTTTTGTTAGCGTCTTCGGTTCGCCATCTCTCCTGCTCCATCTTCTTAAGTTCAAGTTCTTTCGCATCCTTGGACTCTTGGATCCGTGCTTCATCCACAAACCGATGCGTCTCCTGATAGTCATCGAGCCGAATCTTCGTCCCACAGAACTCACAAAACATAAAGTCCCGGTTGTCATCTTTCACCGTAAGATCCGCACCACAGCCAGGGCATTTTACCGTCCGTGCCATAAAAGCACCTCCTATTCGTCATGTATCAAGGATATCATGTGCTCTGCCCATAGTCAAGTAAATCAGGGCGGCCTCACCAAAATAACATTTTTATCCAGTTTCATACTTTAGTCCTCAATCTCAAACATCACATTCTCCGGTGAGATGATCGTATCACACTTCTTGCCCTTGAACCGAAACCTCACAAACTGGTTCGTCAAACCGGAAATTTTCTCAACCAGCCCGTATTCACCACTAAAATTAGCCACGATCTTAGCCCATACTCTCCCCTGCTTGGCCAGTTCGTTAAATTCACCCGCGGTCATTATCCACACTCACCTCCGTCATCAAACTTCTCCCCGCCGCATACAAGAATTTCTTCAGCGACAGCACCTTAATATCGTACGTACTCTTCAAATTCTCCAGCTCAGCATTAACCCCACCAGAGCGATATTCCGCCATATCCAATGCATACCGCATCCGGCGATCCGCAACACCAGGGCTGCAATTGAACTTATCTGCCAGTGATGCCTCGATATCCCTCATGGACATAAATCGGTGCGAGTTCAAGTCATCGATGACCATCTCCACAGCCTCGCCCATCAGCTCCCCGCCGAAGGTCAGCATGGGAACCTTCAACTTAGCGAGAAAATCATACGTTCTTTGCTGCATTTATTATCACCACATCCTTTCCCACTCAGGTTTTCATAATAGCATTTGCTGCATGAACCAGATATGTGGTACCGTCAATCGTGATTTGCAGCTGATCGCCTTCGTAGTCAGTCCAGTTGTCCACTTTGCCTTGAACTATAGTTCCATCGGGCAACTTAATCTGTGCCCAGGAATAGGTAAATGTCGTATCAAACACCCTATAGTTTCCGCAACTGCATAGCCCGAGGCAGCCAGCGAGCATCATCATACATGCAACGACGCAAATAATACGATTTTTCATAGTTAATCGCCTCAACCAAATATCATGTAAATCAAAAGCAAGAACCATCCTATATATCTGATGATTCTCTGTTTTTCTTTGCCGATGTTCTCAGCAAAAGACATTCCAATTGCGATAGCCTGCAAAATAATGCTTGCGAGCAGCACAATTCGCATCACTTCACCATACTTCCTTTCCTTGTCTGGTCATCCGCAGGCCAGTACGTGTAAATATCATCGAACACCACCGGGATCTTCTTCTGGAGTTCCATCAACAACGGGCACATCAGCTCCCGCATCTGAGGATGGGCCGCCACAGGAGTACGCAGCTTGAAGATGTTGCGCCACTCACGGTAGTTGGCCGTCACCACGATCTCGGTCTTCAGGCACAGCGGCAGCACACAACGGGCCTGTTCGGGACGCATACCGTTAGCGATCATAAGCTTGTAGTCCTTTTCGGCATAAGTCATGGCTTCAAGGAACGAACTCTTGATCGTAACCTCGCTATCGTTCAGTTCACAATACTGCTCGCCACGAATATAAGAAGGCCAGATAAACGTCAACTCTCCGCCAAACTTCTCTTTCGAGTAGTTGCAGTACCGGGTGCTCTCCTGCGCAAAGCTCGCAATACGGTGCCGTACCAGTTCATTGGCCACACCACGGTCACAGGTAAACAGCACGGACAGCTGCGAATGCTCCAGCATAGCCTCATGCCCCTGCTTCACCAGAAAGCCCACCAGTTTCTTTGCCGACTCACCATCCGGCGTGATCTTATCCTCACTCTTGTAGCAGACCCGGGCCACCCGCTCGATCTGCTGGAGCTCCTTAATGCCTCCCTCAGAAATATCAGTGAGGATTTCGTACTTAGGTTCAACGATTTTCATAATTAAATCTCCTTTTCATCAGTGAATCCACAATTTCGAGCTGACTGAGGCTCTTTCCATTACCTCTTTGGGCCACCATGCTGATGCCAATATCCTCGATTGGGATAATGTATCCGAGATGAGCCAGTTGCTTATGGTCGCAAGTTTCCACCTTCGGACACTTCTGGCATTTAGGTGCAAGTATCGTAAGTGCTCCGAAGTCGTTGTTCATGTTGTCCACTCCGATATCATTTTGCACTCCCAATCCCCACAGATATCACCCGAAGCATGTTTCTTTGCAAACGCCATGCCCTTCTTGATGGCCTCCTGCTTATTCTCTGCTTTGACTTCAAAAGCCTGATGCCCACCACCATTGTCGGTACATTCAAACCAAAATGTGTACTTCATATATCAGCCAGCCTTTCTCTATCAGGATCTCGCAAAATAGAATCCCAGTCTCTAATAAGTTTCCGTAAGCCATGGTCATCTGCTATTGGGTTCATCGTTTCTTCATCATATTGCACTATGACACTGCCTGCTTTATCGCATCCAAATCCGCAATTCCGACACCGAATCTTATACTTGATTTCCAGGCTTGTCCCAGTGGTCGCTGTTCCGTATACAGTTGGCCTCACTTTTGAATAGCATACCGGACAACATCTCATATAAAATCCTCCAAAATCGAGTTAAGCAGAATCTCCAGCACGCGGTTTATGCCCGCCACCACTCGATATGGCCACGGTTCTTTCGGTTCCACCCGGGCAGGGGTATCAGACTTTCTCAGCGCACCATAAAGCCACCTGTCGAACTGCCCAAGTGAAATATCATTCTCCATGCACCATTCACGAGCATCTGCGTAGCTAATGTCGCCATTCATGCAAAGCTCGGCCACATCACGCAACGTAGCATTCGGCTTGATCAGGATATCTTTTTGAAGCTCGTAATCCTCAAAATACAAGTCCTCGCGTGACCCGTCGGCCCTGTGAATAACTTGCGCAAAGGCTTTGCCATCCGCATAAAGCGTCGTAATATCCTCATCAATGTCGATTCGAGGACAGTCGTACCTCCATATGGCCTCAACAACTTCTTCATAGTCAATCATATCGCACCTCACAGCAGAATCCGGAACAAAATGAACCAGATCACCTTCAGCGTGAACGCAATAATGATCAGCCATGCGCAAATAACCAGCGTCACCGCCAGAATATGACCCAGCATATGGCCGATTTTTTCCCAAGTATTATTAGTCACCGATATCCACCCTTTCAAATCCTGTAAAAACACCGACACCAATATTTCCATTATCACAGATGTGAACAGCTTTGTGGTACATCAATTCTTTTGCTTTATTAAATGCTTCCTCTTCATTATGATAGCGATTACCCACTTCAAACTCTCGCTCACAGAAATTGCAGAAATATGTAGGGCAGTAGAAAGTTGTCATACCGCGCACCTCCTCGCAGCATCCAGACGGCTCTCCGCAGCGTTCAGCTCGAAGATAGCGGCCGTGATAAACTCCGGATCACAGTTCTCAAAGTGGTTCCGGGCCACCTCAAGCTCCCGCATGGCATCTTTCAGCGTGTTGACTGTCGAAACCATCGGTTCTGTCCAGAATATCTTTTTGACGAAATCAACGATTTTGCGCAGCATTTCTACACCTCCACATCTTTGTGACTTGACGAGCCGTGAGCCAGCCCTTGACATCATCATGGCCAAGTAGCTGTGCGCCCATCACCTCGATAAGCCCCTGCTCAGCTCCATAACTTCCGGGGAGACTAAAAGTTCCATGAAAACAAATAGCATCCCACATACGCTGACCTTCCGAGTTATACACGACAATTTGCTCAGTATAATCGCTGAGGTACTTCGGGTCATACGTATGCGGAACCTTAGCGTGCTTCAGCAGAATATCCAGCTTCTGCATCTCGGTCATGCGATTCCAAACCCGGAGTTTCCATGTTTTCTTAGACATGTTTCTCATTTGTACGTTCAACCTCCATTTTGAAAAAGAAAGAGCCGCAGATTTCTCCACGGCCCAGTTCTCTTATTTATTGAGTTTTGTATTTATCTCAACAAATTCTTTTCTAGCTTCAATCATATAATTATTGAAATATTCACTCCCATTATGAGCATTCATATACAGGTCATTGGCACCCATCAACTTCCCTTGATAAAGTCCGAGTGCATATCCTTCATCATATCCTTTTCCATAGCGTTCGCAATATACTTTGCGAACCTCCGCATTGTGGATACGAATCAACACACACGCCCCGACAATACCAGTAATAGTGCTAATACCAATTTTCCACGCTTTTTTCATAATAAGTATCTCCTTTCAAATATGAGTTTACCTCATAAAGGAGCCCGTTATTTTCGCGCCAAAAATAAAGAGCCGCAGATTTCTCCACGGCTCTCGCCTTTAGCAAGACAACTCAACCCAGCAATGGTATTGTCCACAAGGCAGTGCGTCCCAACTCGGATGCTTCATCTTATACGGGCATTGGCTGCAATTCATGATATTATCAGGATCTGCAAGAAATGCACGGGCAAGATTATTGTCTTCGTTATTGGTCCAATCCACTTTGCTCCAATCTCTTGTTGCCATTTATCTCACCTCCATAAAGGAGCTTGTTATTTTCGCGTCTTCTCCTCAAACTTCAGAGGCTTAACTGTACCCTCCCGCGCACACTCCGTCAGGCACTCGTTGCAGGGCTCGTCCGTCTCCAGCACCTTGAAGTTCTTGCACTTCGGACAGTAGGTCGCATAGTCCACTTCGCGCATCCAGTTATTCATCAGCGCTTACCTCCGAAATAAAAGTGTCCTTTCCGCAGCGAGGGCAACGTGCCAGAACCTCACCGTTATGGATTGTGCACTCCTTCATACTGTTCCAGTTAGATGTAGGAATCCCAAAATGAGCATTACAGCCACCACATTTAACGGCAATGAGCTTTTCGTCAGGATCTGCATATCCGTCAAGGTCGCCGATATATCTGTGCACCTCATCTGCTTTACAAAATGGGCATCTCAAAAATTTCTTATAGACAGAAACTCCGTCCGCATTATATGACCACACCTCAGGGGCAACAGGATGGCGTTTATTGCAATTGGTACACTCAACCGATATCCAGGGACGTTTTTTCTCAGCCTTCTCCTGCTTAACGGAGAACCTATCATCCAACTCCGGATGGGTCATGCGCTGGTTAAGAGCCCACAGCAGGTTCCAACAGGCAGCTCGCAGGTGGTCCTCGTCGTCCATTCCGACCATGTTACTTTGCAAGGTGCCGAGAAGCGCTGTCCAGCAGCGAATGCAGCGGAATACCCTTGTCTACGTTGTGCTCACCGTACTTCAAGGCACCTTCCTCACAGTGCTTACTGACTTCCATGATGCCGTACCAAGGCAGAAGGTCCATCCGCCCCTTCCCTGCGTGCATATCACGCTTTGCGCCAGTTTCAAATTCGGTGCGATCTCCAGAATCTTTAATCATCAACAAAACCTCCTAATTCTTCCTTGCATAACTTTATTGGGAATATCCAGCCATCGGATTTTGCACTTGTCCTTGTAGTCAGGACGCAGTTTTTTCAGAACCGCCTTCGAAAACTGTTCCTCAATATCTCCAAATAAATCCGTAGCACATGCAAAAAATTTCTCACATGCTTCGGCGAGAGCATTAAAAGCTTCAAATATTGTTTCAAAGCCAACGGTCACAGCTCTCGCCAGGTCGCAAATATCATTCTCCATAAAATTTCCTCTCATTAAACGCCTTCTTCGAGTTCAGGGCTCTCGAAATCGCAAGATCAATACCACTTCTACTCTTCAGATGGTAGTAGTACAGATCCTTGTACGGTGTATTCAGCCGGTCGATACGCCCCGAGGCCTGCCCCATGATCTTATATGAGTAGTTCTGGCTGTAAAATATAATGGTGTCCGTCTTGATGCAGTTCCAGCCTTCAGCACCGGCATTGTACTGCACCAGATACACCCACCTGTCGCCTTCAGGAAGTGGCTGATGTTTGTGCCCATTCCATTGTGCAACTTCGGTGTCCTTGCCATAGTCCAGACCCATCAGAATATCAAGCTCATAATCGAAATTATAGAAGATAATGACCCTAGGTCTGCCTTTACAAATATCCAGCACTTTTTCTTGTCGGCTTGCATCAGCGTTCACCAACTTCCGCAGCAGATAGCAGAACTCGCTGGCGGTCTCGATTGGCTTGTTCTCCCAGAGGTTCCACCGGTTCTTGCAGATTGACAGATACTTCACCTTGTCGTACTCCACAAATACATTCTCATGGTGCGATACCGTCGGTCGCTCGAAGTCCATGTCAACCAGAATCCGTTCCCGTAGCCGTACCAAGCGCTGGGTATTCAGATACCGGTCGATCTTCGGGTACTTCGTGCAGAATTGGCTGTATACCACATGCTGGTTGTTGAAGTCCGTTCTGTTTCGATAGAACCCATTGGCGATGAACACCGGGATATAATCCGTCCAGCAGTCCCCGGGGGTGGCGCTGAGCAGAATCCACTCGTTATTTTGCGTAATTTTGTAGAAAGATTTCACCCATGCGCCCTTTCCAACGACTCGCTGCTCGTCAAATATAAAGAACGCATTCTTTACGCCAACATACTTTCCGATATTGTTCCAGGAATCCACCACGACCTTGTGCTCGTAAATATCATGCTCTGGATCTGTAGACATATAGAAATGGGCCAGTTCTTCGCCCCACTCTCCCGTATCCCGTTTCCGGGCAGTCGTGATGATATAAAGATCCGGAGGCTCTGTCATACGAACATAATTTTCTGTGTTCACCTTCCCATCGTAAAGTTTGTAATAAAACGCCAAACTCGTTCTCGATTTTCCGCTTCCTACGCCTCCACATAGGATGCAGCCGATTTTCATACGGTTGATCGCATCCAATTGGTAGTCGTAGAGCGTTACACCTGCCATCAGGTCGCTCACCTCATTTCCAACGTCACATAAATGTCACTTTTCTTGCAGTGATTCTCGTAGGCCAGAAGCGAAATCGTCGCCTCTTCCTCATCTTCACCCTCCCCTCTGACGGTATAAGCAAAGAGCTCTTTCCGGTGCTTTCTGAACACCTTCCAGAGCTCTTTTTTCTTAGTAAAGTCCGTGCTTTTTGCAGTAGGACGCATATTGCAAGCCCTCCTTGTCTGCTTCGCGCATGATTTCTGACAGTGTGAGCTTTTTAGGTTTTTCTTCCGTCTTTGACATGTTACGCGGTACGGTGTCTCGACATTTATCGCAGTACAATCTTTTTGACGGAACCTGGTACATCATAGCGCCGCATTTTTTGCAAGCCTTATCTACTCTGCGAAGTCCGCCCATAAATATCACACCTCCCCCAAATGGCAGAAGTCCGTGTAATAAACCAGGTCGTAATCCAGCGGATGGTTGTTCCAGTCGTAGTTCTGCTCGTAATCAGCAACCTCATCACGCTCGTCGAGTTCGCGGCAAATATCATCGTTGTGCTCATAGAACCATTCCAGCGGAAGGTCGAACTTGTCGCACAGTTCCGGAATATCAAAGGCCCAGCAGCCGTAGTTGGTGTTCTGTGTACCCTCCGAAACCATGTAATCGACAATCTCTTTTACTTTTTCTCTGCTCATAATCCTTACTCCTTCTGTTGTTCAAATATCAGGCTCTCTGGCCCGGTTGTGAGTCATGCGGGAATCGAACCCACCGTACAGCCCATGCTAATGACTCAAATAAAAGAGCCCAAGATTTCTCCAGGGCTCTCATGTGCTTATTCTTCAGGTGTACAATAATCAACGTCGAGATGCGCTTTGCCTTCGCTATCCGTGTAGGTGACGAACTTTCTCGGTTGATGGAACATCTTCTCGTACTTCTCGACGAACTCCGGCAAAAGCTCACCGAAATCATCCTCCGTGAGGCCTACAATCAGAAATGTTCCAACGATAATATCAATGGGGATACCATAAGGGCCGTCGAGCGTCCGGTTGAGTTTCTCCATGCAATCATCATGCAGCTTTCCTTCTTCGTTGCAAATCAATGCCACCTCATCGTCCCACGGGTAAATAGCCTGAATCGGGCCTTCCACCTCTTTCTGAAGCGATTCCAGAGAGCAGTCAATGTCGATCACTTCAGGGTAATGCTTTGGGCGAACTCTCAGAACTTTCATACTGTCAACCTCCCAAATTGCACATCAAAAATATAAATCGAGCTGTTTCCTTAGAGCCGCCATTTGCGACGTGGGCACTCACCGGCTGGACATTCGACCAAGGACTGACCCGGCACTCGAAAAATATCAATAATCAATAATAGCTGTTGTACTTCCGGTTGGCTTTTGCACGAGCTTCCGTAACATCAGGGGCTACAAAACCAAAGTTGATCACATAGCTCGGGATATTGTACGAACGGGCAACCAGGTTTTCGATCGCACAGCCACGGAACGCCTTCTCCTCATCGTAGATCCCGATAAAGTAGTCTGCATCCGCCATCTTCTTGATGCTCTCACCGAGGTACCAGACTGCCTGATTCGCATCAGCCGGAGGATCATCAGAAATATAAGTCTGGATCACCTCCAGCTCCTCGCCAAACATAGCCTCAGCAATATGGTGCATCTGCTCCATGGTTGCTCGGATTTGTGCTTCAGTGCGGCCTTTCATCGGTGCGCTGATAAACAGTTTCTTCATATGCTTCACCTCAGAACGGAATTTCGGTGTGGTCGCTCGGCTCTGCCATATCTGCTTCAGGAGCTGCAAATCGGGCATAGCGCTCTGCGTACGGATCAGCATCCGCATCCTGCTCAACGTACATCACATCCGCATACAGGCTGTACTCGCCGGGTGCGTTCCGCTTCTCGACAAGGTTTGCCTGGAGACAGACGTTCTTGACCCGGATAAAGTCCAGCTGACTGATGGTGTCCGTGTTGCAGAGCAGGCGCTTGCCAGAAGTGGTGACCCAGTAGATATGCGGGGGCCACTTGGAATCCATGTTGATCGTCACCGGCACGAAGTAGGTCGGAACGAACGGCTCGTCGTAGGTACGCTCAGGATTCGGATTGGTCTGACGAACCTTCACACCGAGGTCCATGAGGTGATTCACCAGCTCCATGGTCGGAATCACCACGTTGACGCGGCGCTTGTCCGAGCCAAAGCGATCACGGCTGGGATCACCGCTGAAGTTGGTGGTAAAGATGAAACGGGTATCGTCGATATTGACTTTCTGGCGCTTGGTGTACATAAATATCAGTCTCCTTTTTACTTGTTGATTTCATTTTCCAGAATTTTCAGATCTGCCACGAGTGCTGTCAGGTGGAGAAGTGTACCAGACTGATTGTTGCTCATGACCGCGCTGAGGAACTTCTCAAAATCATTATTTGCCTCAGAACTGTACTTTTTCAGCACATCCAGATCTACAGCTTTTCCGGCAGCAGACTTCCCGGGATACTTCTTCCCGCTCTTCTCGACCCAATTCTGGATCTCCTTGTAATAGCTGCCCTTGTTGCCGCCGCAACGCTTTGCAATCGCCATGGCCAGCCCCTTCTCCGGGTCGAAAACATCCTTCTCGCTGCACTTCACAACGGTCTTGGAACCATCCGACCAGTAAACGATCGTGGCCGGGGGAGCAAAAATCACATTCTTAATAACCGCTGCATTCATTGCCGTCGCCTCTTTTGCATGTGCGGTGTTCAACGTACCCCGGTAATAGGGTTTGTTAATGAAGCAATTATGCCCCTTATCCCAATGAATGTCATAAGACTTAAACTGGAACGTATGGCCTGTGTCCAGTGTAATCATCGTCTCCCCATCCACCGTTCTAACAACATCGGTAATGTTACCAATCACACGTTTGTTACTGTCACAAAGTTTGAACGCCATAAAAATATCACCTCACGTCAAAATTTCTTGCTGCTTCTTCCTGCGCATCGCTCCAGGGAAGATCCGGCGCTGTCCAGGGAGCAACACCGTCGTCGCCAACGAACCAGTTGAAGTCGCCGTACTTGGAGATCTCCTCAACTGCCTCATCGACTTCCCTGTTGAAATATCTTTTGTCGATATCCTCCTGCATCTGGAGCTGGTAGACCGCCTCGCTTTCCAGCCAGCGGTAGTCCTTTGCACCAGTCACAGAAGCGTATTTCCGTTCGCCGGCATCCGTCAGGCCCGCTTCCCGCAGCAGCAGAGCGCCGCCTTTCCCCGGCATGATCGGGCAGAACTGTCCCACGCGTCCCACAAAAATATAATTGTGTTCGCCTTCAGGCAGGTCCTCGTTCTTGTCGAGATAGATAGCGCCCTTGGAAACGGTCTTTGTCTCGCAGAGGTCAGTGAACTCGATCTTCTCCTTGGAGAACAGGGTCTTGAACACATACGGCACCTGGAATTGTGTGCCCGTTGCCGTCCATTCGCCGCCTTCGTCCTTGCAGTCGCCCGGGGTATAGCCGTACAGCGCCTCGCAGCGGTCGGCAGTCATGTACTTTGCAATATAAACGGCGTTGTTCACCAGGCACATCCGCTCGTAGGTTGCCTCATGCTCGAACGTGTAGCCGTACTTCTTCGCAAAATCCATGCAGTAAGCAATGATCTCTGGTGTCGCATCGGGGATCTTGATCGAATCCGTTTTGATGTGCGCCACCTTAAAACCACGCTGCTGCACTTCATCCTGCAAAGTGCGCATAAATAAAGCCCCTCGAAGCGCCACAATGTTGTTGACGTTCTTGGGGTTGCGGAACGGGTTGTCAAAGCTTGCGCTGGTCAGCCCGTACACCGAGTTGATAGCGATCTTCAGCGCCTGCGCCAGAGCCTTTGCCTGCTGCGGATCATCAAGGTACTTTGCCAGTTTGCCGCCAAAGAGCCCCTTTGCCTTCTCGTACTCGCCATGTTTCACGTAGATTCGTACATCCATCAGGTCATTGAAATGCTTGGTGTACTCACCAAAGTAGTTCATGGCTACAGCCGAATGCGGATGCAGCGACGCAACGTCCAGCAGAGCTACGTTCGTGTACATCCCGGGCTCAGCGTAGACATAACCACCCATACCCAGGTCTGTGCCCCGGAACATGTTGTGGTATTTGCCGTCCTCGCCCTTGACCCACTCGTAACCCGGGAAGGCGTTGATGATGTTGCAGTCGGTCAAAATATCAGGCTCGACTTCCACGATCGCATCGGATTTTCCCGTAGCAAGGTCGGTGTAGACCAGCCGGGGGTGCTTTTCCTTGCCGAAAATAATGCGTGTTGTCAGCGAGTTTGTCGTGTCGTTCACCGTCATTCCGGCAAGGTCTGCCAGGATCTCGCGTGCCACAAAGTCTGCCTGACGCTTTTTCGAGTAGAACAGGGTCTCGGTCGCGATCACGTCGTTGTCGCAATACTCGGCCACCTTGTCCCACAGGCTCTTCGGCACCGGCTGATCCCACGGAAGGCCCAGTTCCTGATGGTGGATGCCCAGTTCGATCTCAAACTTCTTCAGGCTCTGCTTTTTCGACGAGAAGTCGTAAATATCAGTGTAGGACAGGTTGTACGCCTCACCAAAGAAGCCCGTGTGTTCGTTGATGATCCGGTTGGACAGCGCATAGATCTGCTCCACCGACATTCCGATCATGCGGGCCCAGAGGATATGGTTGTCGTACTTGCGGTTGTTGAAGCCGACCAGCCGATACTTTGTCAGGGTCTCGATCTCATCCGGTGCAGGATTCACCATGCGGTGCACAGGGTCCTGCTTGGCAAACTTCCAGTTCACGAGCAGCAGATTCGGGAACACCTCCACGTCGAAAAATATCAATGGCGTTTCCTCCCCCGCAGGGGCCTCCCGCTGAATATCATCCTTCGACTTGAAGTGCATCTTTGCCACGATCTTCAGGCAGGTGTCCGCCTGGTTCGTGCTGCTGGCGGCAAAGCCCAGGATCGCATTCCGCATGTCATCCACGTTGTAAACGACATTGCCCTCGTAGGCTTCGTCCATGATGTGGGCAATAAAGTCAATGCTGGGCTTCGTGTAGGGGCTGATCTCTTTGGCAAGGGCTTTCTTGATGAGGATACGCAGGTGCCGCTCATCCTGGATCTGCTTTGTATCAACCATTTTCGTTTCTCCCTTCAGTGGCAGGCCGCTGCTGATGGTTGCAACCGGAATATCATTGCATTTCGACAGTTTTCTCCGCAGAGAGGACTTCCCCGTGAACACCTTGACCTCGATGTTCTCGTCGTAGATCCTGCTCAGTTTCGTTGCATCGCCGGTGTAAATATAATGCAGGTGGATTCCCGCACCAGATTTGCTCAGTTCTGCGTATGTTCGGGGCCATTTGGAAGCAGCTTCCAGGTTGCGCTCGAAGCTCTTTTTCCCATCCGGCCCGGGAATATCAAAGTCGATGACAATGTGATTCTCCGGAACTTTCACGTAGTGCAGTCTCGAAGCATCCAGTTCGGCCAATTTTGACTTGACATTCTCCCATTTTCGCATCGGAATGCCGTCGTCTGTCGCATACTGTGCAGGGCAGTCCTTGCAAATATCATTGAAGAGAGAATGCTGCTCCTTGAACTCGATCCATGACGTTTCCGGCTCGGCAGTGGGTTCTTCTGCCTTTACCGGCTCGTCAAGGAACTCTTTGAATTTCTCCGCTTTGAAGCCGCTGTAATAGCTCCGCACCCGCTCGCCGTTCACGGTCTCCGCGCGTTCCTTGTACTCCTCGAAGTAGTTCATCAGCTCTTCGCGGAACGCACGGCGCGAATAGGGGTACGCCACCTTTGCCTCGTCGTTGTAGGTGTTGTACATCGCCCAGGCCCGCTTCAGGGATACACCGTCCTCCTTCTTGAAAATATAAAAGGAATCCAGCATGAAGTTGTAAAAGTCGTTGGATGCACCCAGCATACGGGTCGGAATGTAATCATCGTAGAGATGTTTGTTCTGCTCGTATACCTCCTTGCAGTGCCATGCGATGCCTCCCAGCTCAAAGTCCACCTTTGCAACAAGGTCGCGGTACTTTTTCGCAGGGATCTTTTCGCCGGTAGGTTCCACATCGATCAGTCGTCGGATCAGGCCCGATTTTGCATCCGTGATCTTAACGGGCTTGTTGGTGCCCAGGAACATAAAGCACTTGAACTGGCTGGAATACTGGCTGCGGAACTTCTCGTTCACCAGCATTGTCTCGTGGGATACCAGCGAGTTCAACCGGGTGTTGTCCTCGATGCGGGAAAGGTCACCGTCATGCTGGATCGCGATCAGCGGGTTCGATTTGAACGCCTCCAGCGCAAACGCATTGGACGATGCCCCCAGCACCTTGGAGTCGAACACCGACCAGTACCCGTCAAAAAGCTTCTGGACGATGTTCAGCACGGTAGATTTACCGCTTCCGGGTGGGCCATAGAGCACGAGGAACTTCTGGATCTTGCGGGAATCGCCGTTCACGATCGCGCCAACCGCCCATTCGATCTTCTGTCGTTCCTCGGGAGAATATAAGGTAGACATCAGCTCGTCATAGGCGCTGATGCTTCCCTCCTCCAGAAGATACGGAAGCCGCTTCGACGCATAGCTTTCCTTCTTGACCGGGGTGTTCGCAAATATCAATGTATCGTCAAGGGTGTGGTAGTTGTCCCGCATCTGACGCTGACAGTATTTGTGCCAGTTGTCGATCATCCCGCTCTCCGCATCCCACATGTGCAGGACACGGTAGCTGTCATTAAAGACCTGCTTGTGCTCCTCCGCGTAAATATCCAGCGCACGGTCGATCATCTGGAGCGCATCCTGTTCGTCCGTGCTCCAGAGTCCCCGCTCTTCCATCCAGACTGCGTAAAAATCAGAACCCCGGATCATCAGGTCTTTCGACTTCTTGATGATGAATTTGGGATAAATTTCGATTGTCCCGCGTTTTCCCGTCCGCGTTGCAATCATCAGGAAATCAATCATTTGTAACTGACTTCCTCCTTTCTCCGAGGTTTTTATACGTCTTTCTCTTTCTGGAGGGTAATCTGGGCCAGTGCTGCCTCAGCCTCACGGGCACGCTCATCGGCTTCCTTGCGCTGCTTTTCCGCCTCGTTCACCATCTTGCAGGAGACAAAGCCAAACCACAGCAGACCAGCGATGAGAATGTTCTTCCGGATGCATTTGCCCTTCATGCGGCGGATGGTGTGGTTGGCCACCTCCAGTGCAGCCTTGCTGTTGCTCAGGTCGATCAAAATATCAGTCAGTTCCATTGTCAATTTTCCTCCAGTAATTCGGGTCAGCCAGGATCAGCCGACCAATGTTGTTCTCGTCTCGACACGCTGTGATTCGCAGCATCACATGGGATTCGTCGAGTATTTTCTCAACGAATCCTTCCATAGGGATGCAGATTTTCGATTCATATGTCATCAAAACTCATTCTCATTCAGGTAGGCCATCAGCTGGTACCAAATATCAATGGTGCGCATGTCGATGGTCGGATGGTTCAGCGTAAAGAGACCGCCAGCTCCGTTCGGCTGGTAGTCCCGATCCATAAACCGGGCCAGGATCGGTTCCGCGCGCTCTTCGCTGAAACGGGTGTCGTCCATGGCAGCCAGACCCAGGCTGACGACCATGCTCCAGAACCACTGCCCCACACGGTTGCCCATGCTGCGGTCTTCCATGATGTGCTCCTCGATGCGGATCGCCAGCGCAACCATCATCTCCAACATAGAGCAGGGTACGCCCTGAAATACCGCATCGATCTTCCCATACGGAATATTATTCTCCGATGCAAAGCGGTACCGCAGGTTGATGCCGTCCGTTGCCCGGCAAACATCCATTTCGCACGCCGGAATATAATCTCGGTTAAAAAGATACATCAGCAAGCGGCGAAAGCTGAGGTTCCGGGGTTCCCATTCGCCGCAGACGATCTTGTAGAGCCAGTCATAATACTGCTCCGTTTCCTTCATAAAGTTCATTCATCCTCCTCATCGTCATGGTTGCCAGACCAGTTCTCCCGAACCCGGAGAATCTCATAGTCCTTGTGGTAGTTGTGGTTGCGGACATGAACGGCGCTCGGCACGAACTCGCCAATGCGATCCAGTGCCTCGTTGCCAATGATCTTCGGAATATCATCATCGTCCACGGGCTGATTCTCCGTGTCGAACACCAGCGCTCCGTCTGCGTAGTAGGTCAGGAAGGAAGTCTCATAGTCGTCCAGCTCGCCGAACTGATCCGGCTCAATGACTTCGATGGCCTCATGTGCCACCACCTCTTCCGGGTCAGATTCAGTCCGGTACTTCCCTGCCAGCTGCTCAAAGCTCTTCTGGGTCGCCCTTTCCTCGATGGTCTTGTCCATATCGGCTTCCTTCTGCCGCAGATTCTCACGCTCGGCCTCGTACCGTTCGCCGTAATAGGTCTCGTATTTCTTCTCGAAAACGGTGTGCATCACAAGGGCACCCGCCCCAAAACCTGCTGCAAAGAGCAGAATATCACGCACGATTTTGTTCATTGTCGATGTCTCCTTTGATCGTCATCATGGTAAACGCCAGTCCGCCAAAGAAAAGGGAGACACTCATCAGAATGCCTCCCACCATGTGGCGCTTGCGTTTGGTATCGGTCAGATAGTCCAGAAACAGGAAAGTGTTTTCCAAAGTTTCCATCGTTCCACCTCACTCAGAAAGAACCGCCAGACCAGAGACGAAACAGACTCCGGCCATGGCAGCAAACAGGTAAGACAGTCTCTTAACGAATCTGGTCATAGCGTATTCCTCCAAAATATCAGTCTCAGATCTTGTCGATGATGGGCCCGTCGCAGTTGAACCGCAGCATCACCGAGCGCTCAGTACCATCGATAAAAGCATTCAGTGCATCATTATCCCTGACATAGTTGGTAATACCGAAGTCCACATGGCTCTGGTGGGACGGATCATTCGGATCATAGATCCAGCCCACGATCTGGCCTTCCGGGGTCTTCATGGTTACACCGCCATGAGTGCCCAGAGATGCCAGAACGTCGTTCAGGAACAGGTGCCCCTGGGTGCGCAGACGCTTATTTGCTGCTCGCTCCATCAGGAAGAGGTAGTTGCGGTTCAACTGGCTGTCGGGCTGCCAGGTGTCCACGGTCTCGTCAAAGATGCAGGTATAGGGGCTGGTGTGCTGCATGGCGATATCCTTGTATTCCTTGATGGTCTCCTCCACGCCCTGCTCGTTGGTGCTCTTGCTCTCGAGCTCCACAGCCTTGATGTTGTGCTCCAGCTCCTCCTGAACACGGCTGCCAAAGCGGTCGGATACACGGCTCTTGTACTCCTCAAAGGCCTTGTCCAGAGCAATATAAGCCGCAGTCAGGCTCGCATTGCGCTTGGACATGATGTGGTGGGAACCGAACATGCAGCCCAGAGATACCGCACCCAGGGTGACCGCAGGTGCATACACCTTTGCCAGCTTCAGGCCGGTCTGGACGTAGGTGGTCGTAATATCGCTCTTGTAATCCTTCTCGGTGTAGGTCTCGCCCTCGCTCAGCTGGATCTCACCGCTCTCGATCTGCTGCTTGGTCGTGTGGATGCTCTCCACCTGAGCATTGTGCTCGGTCAGAATATCCTGTGCCTTGATGGTCGCCTTGCAGGCCAGCACAGTAGCGGTCACACCACCAATGGCAGCGCCAACGATCATAATGGTGGGGCTTGCCTTCTTCAGCTTGTAGCCGCACTTGGATGCAGCACGGGTCATCTTTTCCACGATTTCGGTTTTGTCAATCTTTTTCAGGAACTTCATAAATATCAATCCTTTCTTATTGTTCAGCGCAGCGGTACAGGGCGAGGCAGCATCAGGCGATATCCGCCCGGGATGCCCTTGATGAGCGCCCCGTCAAGGTTGTACCAGCCGTAATTGTAATCGGTGCTCTCGTTGGAAACGCCCATCAGATCCCACAGGTCGCCCACAGAAACCTGACCGTACTGGCGAATCGCATCATACATCTGGGAAAGCGTGTCGTCTGCATCCCCGCGGAACTCAAAGTCCAGGTTCTGCAAGCTGCGTCCTACGGCCCGGTTCGGATTTCCCTGCCGGTTACCAGAGCCACCCTGATAGTAGGTGTCGTAGCTGTTCCGCTGGGTGCGGGAGCCGGAGTAGTTGCTCGAAGAGCCGCGAGAACGGTCCTCGCCAAACAGTGCAATGCTGACCGCAGAGTTAAAAATACTCCACAGACCGTTCTTCAGCATGGGCAGCAGATAGTCCACCACGATGCGGTTCTTCACGGTCTTGAGGTCCTCGGCCAGGAACTCGTTGGCGATCTTCTGGATATCGTTCTGCTCCTTGAGGGTCACTTTTCCCTTGACGACCTTCTGGAACTTCTTCTGAGGCTCTGCGGCAGGCTGCTGTCCGATGCTGCTCTTCGGCATGTTTACTTGTGCCATGTTGTCATCCTTTCAAAAAACAAAAAAAGTAAGAGCCGCAGATTTCTCCACGGCTCTCGCCTTGCCTAACATTACTTCTCTTCAGAAGTTTCCTCAACGTCCTCGTCAGGAACGTCCACCTGTGCAGAATCGACATCCTCAATCTTCCAGGGCTTCTGCCAGACGATCTTCTTCTTGGTCTTCGGCTTCTCCTCGTCCTTGTTCTGCTTCTTGGCCTTGTGCTTCCGGTACAGTCCGTATCCCACGGCTGCAACCAGACCCACAGCACCAACAGCGAAACCAAAGCCCGAGCCGTTGCTCGAAGTTTCCTCGTTATCGATCATCTGAACATTCTCCTCCGGAACGACCTCAACAGAAGTCTCGTTCTCCATAGTAGTATCGTTCATGTTCGTCATTTCGTCCATTTTTGTTACCTCTTTCTTAAATATAAGTTTATAATGTCGGAGTATTACCTCCATAAAGGAAGCTGATTTTTTCGCGCCGGGTCAAATATCAATAGCCGCCCAGCCACTTCGGAGGCGTGTGATACTCCAGCGTCAGACAGGGCATCCCGTCCTCGTCCAGCCGGGACGCATAGAAAATATCAACGTTAAGCCCCGAATCCGTGTCCCAGCCCAGCAGGTCACCGTTGACGCAGTGGTCGATGCCCAGATAGTCGAACAGATCATTCTCGCTCACCCGGAAGTCACTGAGCAGCTGTTTGTTGACCCCATTGACGGCCTTTTCGATCATGGCCTTGGTCGTCCAGAAGTAGGTGTTGGTCAGGCTTTCCCAGCACTTCACCCGCTGGTCATAGGAAACATCGGTCGCGGCAAGACCCTTGGCAGGCTGGATGGTTGCCGGTTCGGGGCACTTGGCCATCTTTTCCAGCGCAATGGTCTCCCGGATCTCCTGCTCTTTTTCCGGGCCGATGGTCTCCAGCACCTTGTCCTGATAGGTCTTGAGCGCGCTCTCAGAAAGGGTGCACGCCGCGGCCAGTGCAGCATTCCGCCGCTCGTCCACATGGACTGCACCAATGACACAGCCCGCAGACAGCACCATGCTCAGCGCAGTCGGCACGTACACCGGGCCAGCCGTCTTGACAATGGTCTTCACGTCCAGCTTTTCCACGCCCAGCTCCTGTTTTTTCTCGTCCAGCAGGATCATGGCCTTGGGGGTGGCCGTCACAGCGAAATAGACCGCCGTGATGCTTCCCGTGATCGCCAAACCACCCAGGATCTTGGATGCGTTCTTGCCTGCGCTCCTGCGCACTGCCTTTGCAAATGTTTTCAGGTTCATGTTCGTACCTCCAAAAATTTATAAAAAGAAAGAGCCTACGATTTCTCGTAAGCTCTCGCCTTTCAGATATGTCCGTGCTGCTTCAAATTCTCGAAGCGAATTTCTGTTTCACGCTGATCATCGCGCTCCAGTTGGATCTGGTAACGGATATACTCGTACAGTCTGGTCGGCTGCTTCTTCAGATAGTGATACAGCCCCGTAAAGCCGTATCCTACTGAACGTGCAACTGCCTTCAGTACGCGTACCATTGCCTTGTCCATCTTTGCATAATAGTCGTGATAGTACATAAATATCAATCTCCTTTGTTTGCCAGTTTGGATATCTCTTCCATAAGGGAGACTGAAATTTTCGCGTTTACAGGTTCTTTTCCGCAAGCTGGCGCTGAACTTCCTCCCGCACCATGTCCTGCATTTCCTCTTCGCTGCGCTGCTCCTCGATCAGATCGTGGCCAAAGCTCAGGATCGCGCTTGCAGCCATCATGGCTACGGATGCAACTTTCCACCAATTGATCTTTTTCATAAAATATCAGTCTCCTTTTCAAAATTCAAAATGGTTCCCGTCTGGTCGGGTCGTAATCCAGATACTCTTTAATCGGCTCCTGGAATGCTGTCACATAGTACACTTCCAGTCCATCATCCGTTGTCTGCCGGGCATAGTTGAAGTCGATCCAGTAATATTCCCACTCGTTGCTCAGATACTCCGCGCACCAGCCCAGCATATCTCCTTCCGGTGTAAAGTCCAGTCCGGGCAGGAAGGAGTAGAAGTCATTCAGCGAGACTTCTCCATTCAACGCAAAGTTCCGATTCACGTTGTAGAAGGCATCCATCAGCTCCGTTTCCGTTGCATGGAAATATCTTTTTGAGATAGGCTCGTAGCAGAGCAATTTTTCTTCGTCTGTGCCTGCCGGGGCGGGGGTCTCCAGAACATCCTGCGTGTCCTTGTAAATATCTTTTTCTTCTTCCACGCCGATCTGCTCTGCCACCTGCCTGCGATACTCCTGATAGGTCTTTCCCAGCGCCATGTATGCCGCAGTCAGGCTTGCGATCTGTTTTTTGTTCAGCGCATTGGAGCCCAGGATGCAGGCAATGGTACCGCCGCCAAGAATCGCAGCCGGAACGTATGCTTTCCAGCACATCAGAACAATTTGTTTCTTTGTCGGAGGCTCTTCTGTCACTCCAAACTCGTTTTCGTTGAATTTTGTCAGCTCCTTGTCAACTTCAAGTATGTGCTGCGCCTTCGTGGTTGCCCGCCCGGTCTCGATGGCCGTTGCTACCACACCAACAGATGCCGCCACCGCCAGAATGGTTCCGCCGTGCTTGCGCAGGAATTTGGCGCATGTTTTCGTCAGTTTCATTGTTCATCCTCCAAATTTCAAAAGCAGAAGTTTATCTCTTCCGGAATCGGCCAATAGTTATCATCGCCTTCTTCCTCGGGGATGTAGCTGTCACCATTTATGGTGAATTCACCATTTTTAAGCTTATTCATCATAATAACTGTTCCGTCGTTACTTTCTTGTATAAGCCGCAGTTCCTCCTCGGTTAATTCCATACGCACACCAAGGCGCATCCATACAGATTTCTTTACAGCACTCATAATGTTCAACCTCCATTTTGAAAAATAAAAGAGCCTACGATTTCTCGTAAGCTCCGTTTCGATTAGTTTCTTTCTTTTTTCATACTCTCAAAAAGCACTCTCTTAAAAGCATCAAATACCTTCCGGTTGCGCTTGCAATACTTTTTATGAAACGTATCGTCCAGTTCATGCGCCGCCTGCCCGTGGCCGTATTCTAGCAAATCGTACCATGCAGACACCGTACTTACTACGGCGAGTACGTCAATCACATAATAAACTGCAATGCAACCCGCAATTGCTCCAATCAATTTCTTCATAGTTCGTACCTCCAAAATATAATTCTGAGACTAATCATCTCATAAAGCGCCCTGAAAAATTCGCGTCACAGCACATCCGCCTTCTTCAGCAGTTCCAACAGCTGCGCCTTGGTCACTTCGCCGTCTGCTTCCAGATGCACCTTCATCTTCTGGTCCTTCTCGCTCCAGCTCACCTGAATATCTTTCAGCTGCACCTCTACACCGGGCATCTGTTTCGCCAGTGCCTTGTTGATGACCTTCGAGATCAGATTGCGCAGAAATCCAGACCGGATCAGCATAATGTCCTCCATAGTGTTCAACCTCCAAAAATAAAATTGAAAAAGATAAGAGGGCGTGATCTTTCAGATTTCGTCCTCTTCCAGATTGCTCTCTTCGTCTTTTGCATCAACCCAATTGTTCAGCTTGCTCATCTTGTAATACGCCCATCCGCAACATGCCAAGCCAATGCTCGCACATGCGGCGCAGTATTTGAAATAAGCCCCATAAGTAATAGGTTTGCTCATAAAGTTCTTAATAGCTTTCATCATAGTTTTCTCCTTTCAATGTAAGCCCTCTTACCTCCATAAAGCGAGATGTATTTTTCGCGTCCGGGCAAAAAGAAAAAAGCCCACGATTTCTCGTAAGCTCTTCTTCCGGGACAGCCCTGTTAAGTTGTGTATCTCCGGTCTATCAGATATCCGTCTAAAATATCAGTCTTTCGGCCGGAACGCCGAGCACAACAGCCACACCACAATGGTCACAATCGCCATCACAATCGCTGTTATGATCATCTGCCCAACCGTAATCGAATAATTCCAGATCTTCTTAAAAATAGATTCGTTCATAATCCTTACTCCTTTTCTTGGGCTTCTATCCCATAAAGTGAGCAGAATTTTTCGCGTCTTGGTAAAAAGAAAAGAGCCTACGATTTCTCGTAAGCTCTTGCCTTATCAAACGATATTTTTATCTCTCTGTTTTACTTTTACGCTTTCAATTGCGCCTACCAGTTTCAACAGTTCAAAATCACGTACCATACCCGCAAAGTCTACCATTTCGACTTCAGCTTCCCAGTTTGATCTCACTCCGTTATATCCTCCACAGGAACCAAGCCAATGCATCTTTCGGTCAATTTCCTCCCGATTCATTTTGCTGTTCCGATGGATTACCTCCTTCAGAATATCACCACTGTTGCTTCCGCCAACAATAGCCTTTACAACGATCGTCATTTTGTGTCTCAGCATAATAGTTTCTCCTTTCATGTAAACACAGAAATTCTCGTTTCCATAAAGGAGCCTGTTTTTTTCGCGTTCTGACAAAAGAAAAAGAGCCTACGATTTCTCGTAAGCTCCTTTGCAAAATATCAAGCAGTTCTCTTTATTTCGACGCTATTCTCATATAGCTCGTGAGGTGCGACATCCTGACCTTCCGGCCATTCGATACCGCTTCCATCGGGCAATAGTGTCACCCTGTTGAAATATCCATCGTTTTGTAACATGCCATACCAAGAACCGGTGGCATAGGGGGCAACATCGAACAGCCTTACTTCTCCGGTTTCATAGTACAGTCGTAATTTCATCTGAGCAATCGGCTCAACTTTTGTCAGTCTCGGTTGCAGCATCTAAAATCACGCTCCTTACTTCAGGGGATCAATGCGGAAAAACTGCTCACCGTTGCTCAACAGCTTCCAGTTCGCCGCTAGATCGTCTTTATGGATCTCCATCCATGCATCCAAGAGTTTCATCTGACTGCGTGGGATCTTTCCTTCGAGAACAGTTCCGTCCAATGCAACAACAACTTCTTGCCCAGAATACTCAGCATGGATGTGCGGCATATTATGTTTACCACCCATTTCTCGATACATCCGGACAATGATTCCGTAGAACATACATAATACAGGCATCCTAAAACACCTCCCTATCTTATTATACCAAATGGGGTTATAAAAATAAAGAGCCTCCGATTCTTTACACGTGCTCAGATCAAACTCCTGTCAAACACGGTCTCCCAGCGTTCTTTCTTGAGGGGTTTCATACGCAGTGCCCACATGATCTGCCGTACGGTCACAGTCGGGTACTCGCCCTTTGCGTTTTTCTTCTTTGCGTGGCTGTCAAAATACTGCCGGAACCCTTCATGCAGATAGATCTTGTCGGTCAGCCAGGGGTCGATGGCGCTCCAGTAAGTAGCCTTGGTTTTCTCGTTGTAACGCTGTTGGATCACGCACAGGCCTTTCCCCTGTTCCCGGTAGAGCGTGCAGACACGATACACCGGGTGATTGCATCGGTAAACGCTTCCGTAGTAGCTCGTCCACTCTTTTGGCGGTATGTCGTGATATCTCATAAAAAAATAAAGAGAGCCCGCAGCTTTCGCCACGAACCCTCTCGGTTCCTCCTTTACTTTCTGTCCGTAAAGCCTCTTTTGATCTCATGGAGACCATCGTTCATTGCTCTGGAAAGCGGCGCTACACCGCCAGCCTCGCAGATCGACCAGTATACCGTCGTACCAATCGTTCCCAGAAACGTCAGGCAGCTGATGCCAAACTTCGCCCACTCAATGCGCCGTGCCTTCGCAGCCTTCTCCTGATCGTTGATGACCTCCTGGCCCTTCCGCCGTTCCTCATCCTCTTTCAGGTTCTGGTTGCTCTCCTGCTCGTCGCTCTTGAGCTGCATGTCGTACAGCTGCAATGCCATCTTCGCCGTGTTCGTGTACTCGTCCGTACCCGGTTTCAAGTCCTTGAGACTCTCCAGCGATTGCTTTGCCGCTTCCTTCAGCAATTCTTTGTTTTCGTAGTTTTCCATTTTGATTTTCTCCTTTACAAAGTAATTAGAGTTTCCTCCATTAAACACCATGTTTTTCTCGCGTCAGGTCCAGTTTGTGCACCCGCAGCATGATGTACTTGTCGCCTTCAAAATTCTTCACCTCCTCGTCCAGGCTCAGGCTCAGATAGGGCCAGTCGGGGGAATCCTCCTCACCGATCAGCAGCTCGCCCACTTCGTAAATATCACGGTAATGGAACCAGCGGTAGAGCGCCATCCCGAAGAGCAGCCCCAGAACGATGGCAACGAATAACACAGCATAGTAGATGTACAGCATTTTGAAAATCTCCTTTTAATAATGTAGTGGATAAAACGGTCTTCTGCGTGATGAAAAAATAAAAGAGCCTACGATTTCTCGTAAGCTCTCTACGCCTTAGATGTCGTTGCGAATCAGAAACAGGTCATTTCTGCTTCGAGTTGCTCTCACAATTCCTCCTGCCCGGATCAATGTAATTGCATTTACATAAGCCGCGCGTGCATTTTTTGCATCCTTGTATTCGTCCGTATTCACAAACATCACTTTCTGGTTGCTTTCGATAAACACCCGCACCTTATCCATTGCATTCACATAGCCCCGGTCAAAGTTCGTCTTTACTCGATAGTTCATAAATAATAATCTCCTTTCAAATTTCGGAAGACATCCTTCCATAAAGCACAGGGAAAATTTCGCGTTGCTTCGTTACGCCCTATTCTAAAATAGAAAAAAGAAAAGAGCGCATGTTTCCATACGCCCGTTTTCCGGTCAGAATCCATCAGCGGATACCACACCGAACATCGTTCAGCATGAGGAGTTCTTCGCCCTCATTCCAGCCTGCATACTTGTCGTTATACGCCTCGTTAAATGCGGCCATAATAGAGTTCATCATTTCCTCAAAACCCTTCACAATATTCTTCAGCATAGTAAATACCTCCTAAAATTGTTTATTTCTTTCCATAATAGAAGGTGAAATTTTCGCGTCTGCGTAAAAAAAAAAATAAGAGCCTGTGATTTCTCACAAGCTCCATTTT